CTATCCAGGGTTCGAATCCCTGTCCCTCCGCCACCTCGATACTAAAGCCCCTGATTCGTCAGGGGTTTTTTTCGTTCTAGGCTCTGCGTTTTTGCCTAGCAAGCCTTCTATTAAATGCACCGGTCTTTCATTGTGCTGGGATTGTGACAGAGGATGCTGCACAGCGTCCGCTGGTGTGCTCGCTACTGTGCGGTTACCTAGCTGATTTACCGCATCGCGGGCACGGTGGGGAGCCAGGTGGGCATACTTCTCAGTCATCTTGATAGTTGAGTGACCCAGCACCTCTTTCACGTCCAGTAGCGGTACGCCTTCACTGACCATCCAGCTTGCGCATGTATGACGTAAATCGTGGATCCGGAAGTTCCTTATCCGCGCTGTCTCACATGCTGAGTTGAAGCCCTGGCGAATACAGCCCAACCTTTCTCCATTGGTCTTCGCAAATACCCACTCGCTTTGAGGGCAGTTGTTGGCTACCCATACCCAACGTCGCTTTAGCGCGGCTATCGCTGCATCGTTTAGTGGAAGCGATCGCCGCTTGGCGCTCTTGGTGTCTTCACCTTCCAGGTGAAGTAGGGCATTATCAAAGTCAACGCGTGACCAACTCATCTTCAACAGTTCGTTCATTCGGGCGCCGGTGTTTAAGCCCAAAAGAATGAAGTCTGCTAGTCGCTCTCCGCTTCGCTGCGTTTTAGCTGCTGCAACTAACCGATCTGCCTCTGAGTGAGTGATCCACCTCACGCGTCCCTCTGGCTCCTTGAGCTTCCTGCCGCGAACAGGATTGCTCATGGGCCACTCTAATTGCTCGATTGCGTGATTGATCATGGCACTCAAGATTGAAAGCTCCCGGTTGATCGTCGCTGGCTTTACGCCATCCGCTTGCCTAGCGGAAATAAAACCTCGCACATCCTTGCCTGTGAGCTCTTCCATGACCTGGTCAGGCCCAAAGTGATCATAGAGACGGCCTACACGCCGCTGAATATCAGCAAAGGTTCGCTTCTGCTGGCTAGCTAAAAGAAATTCACTGGCCACATCGGCAAAACCATGGGTAGGAAGTCTTCCCCAGGCATCCTGCTGATACATCTCTGATCGCCACTTTGCTTCCAGGGCCTTTGCTTCCCGGTAGTCTACCGTCCCAGTAGAGCGTCTAACCGGCGCACCGCCTCCCGGCGGGGAGATGTGTGTCCACCAATACGGTGAACCTGTACGTTTATGGGGCATGGTGTTTCTCCTTGTACCACGCCGGGCGCATTGTTAGTTTGCGTCTCGGCGCAGCCGGCGTCTAGCCTTTGCCGTAATCGTTCTGCGTGGATCATTCGGCGCTTACCTAGCCAGACGACCGGTAGAGTGCCGTCATCCATCCAGCGATACACGGTCGCGACGGACACGCTGAGCGCTTTGGAAGCCTCTTTAGGGGTGTAGGTAAGCACGTCCATATCAATCTCCCGTATAACGTTGGCCGCCAGGGCCCCAACCTTGACCATCCCGCCATTCACGCTCCTGGCGAGCGGTGCTTTCCTCAATTGCCCGCTGGCGCTGCTGGTCGATGAGGGCTTGCACCTCAGGGTTCTGGGCGATGCGTCGCAGATTCAGCAGTTCCTCCTGCTGGCGCTTAATGATGCCGGTGGCCACCGTGGCCAATTCCCAGCAATCGGTGGGTGTTTCGCCGTCATCACGCACTTTTCCCAGGCCATAACAGCCGCCACAGGGCTTATCGCGATTGCCTTTGATCTGGTCGTGACCTGCACCCAGGCAAATAGGGCAGTCGTCCGGTGCAAGCGCTCGCCACTGGCTTTCCCATTCCTGCAAATTGGTAATGCTATCGATGCCTTTATCTAGGTCGCGATAGAGCACCAACCACTTTCCTTCCAAGTCCGTTCCAGCACCTTGGTGCTGGGCGATCTCTGATAGCGACCACCCCTATTTCGGTGTGTGTGGGTGGGGTGAGTCATTGGTGGCTCTCGATGTATTGCGTTAACTTTTCAGCTGTATAAAGATGATCCCTGCTCATGCGCCTATCTCCATGCGAGGCTCCAGCTCGGTAACGATCTCACCGGTTTCGACGTAGTAATGAGGGCAGTCCGTCAGGTTATTGATCAGGAAGGCTTCTTGCTGGCGCGGCGACATCTTGCCCAAGTGTCGTAAGAACTTAGCGCCTGGAACTCGAAAAACCGGTTCAACACCGCGTAGCTTTGCGGCCGCGTAGTTGTGGTGGCCGTCGATGATCATCCGGTAGCGTTTGCCCCGCAGCTCACATTCATGAATGCGTACTATAAAGACGCTGAATTGATCGGCTTTACGCTGAACGGTTGCCTCATCCAGGTAGCGCTGGCAGCTGATGAGCGGCGGGGCCTTTGGCCCACGTAGCACATCAAGCATGTTGGCCAGCCGCTGCGGCTCATGGCCGTGTTTCATTGCCAAGTTCACTGCCCGCTCCCTAAGGCTGGAAGCCCTTCCTCATCAATCAGCTCGCCGACGGGCATGAAGTTACTACCTGGTGCACGCTTGAGCAGCTTGAGCCTTTCGTTTTCGGCGCGTGCGCTATCCACTAATTGCGCGGATACATCGCTAACGGCTTTGGCTCGCTGGATTTCTTCCTTCAACGCATCGCCCTTGATGCTCTCATCACCCAAGCGCTCAAGCTGGGCAAATAGGTGGTTGCGTAGATCGTCGATTTTGTTCTTCATGCCTGCTTGCTCCTGCTGTTGATTTTGCGGTTCAGGGCGCCGCGCAGCTGCACTATCTGAGGCAACGGCTCGGGTAGGTTGAGGTAGCTGTTGCGGCGCATTAACTCGGCGCGGCTGATTAGCTCCAGGTTGGCTGGCGCGAAGTTGCGCTTATCGCCATCGCGGAATATCACAGCGTGGCCTTTTGGTACCGGCCGCCCGTTGTGCTTTTCCCACTCAATGTGGCTGACCGCTACCCAGTCCCGGGGGGGTATCCGGTGTCGGTCATCTTGCGTTCCAGATAGCCGTCTTTCGTTACGCGCTCACTGCCGATCGGCAGCCACGTTGCTGGTTTGTGGCCTTTCTGAAAGCGGGTGTGCTCGCTACCCGGCGGGCTGAAATTCGTGCCTTTATTCCAGGGCACCAAGCCAGGTTTAAAGCAGCCCGGATTCTTAGCCATGTGGGCTTCTGACTTACGCTAGCCATATTTACTTGCCTGGTTTTGAATGCTGGATTCGCTGCGTCGAAACATTCTGCCAAGCGTGATGTTGTCGGTATCTGGATAGTTCCTTTCCAGCGCGGCTAGATCTTCCGGAGACCAAGGCTTGCCGTTGTTGGCGAGGTAGTCAGTCATAGATGGCCTCTTCAATATCTGAGGCGGTAAGCGTGTAGGGCTGGGTATTCAACACTTGATAAAAGTCGGGTTCGCAATAGGTGGCAGCCCACCCCTCGATGAGCGTTTGCAGAACTTGAATTTGTGGCTCGCTGGCGCTGGGATAGTCTTCAGCCACTTCGCCTGCATCGTCTTCGGCTTGCAGTTGCATGTTTTCAATCACCAGCTCATCAAGGTTGGTGGTGAAGTCGGTGGCTTGCGCATGGCGCTTGGTACCGAAATAAACCGTATCGCCCGCTTGCAGCTGGCGCTCCTCGATCAGCTCCTGCAGATCGTCATGGTTGAATGTTTCGTCATTGGTCGACCATAGGATGTCAGGCGTTGTTGTCGCTTCGCTGGCGGCCTTCTCGGCGCGCTCTAGGGCGTCATACTGCGCAGCCAGAAGAGCCATAGCCTTTTCGATGTTACGTTTGGGATCGCTGCTGGGCTTAAACCAGGCATCGTCCCAGGGCCAAAAGGCGGGTGGCTGGCCATCTAGAGCTGACTTTCCACCTTGCAGCACATCTTCTGCGATGCAGGCATAGCAGGCCGCTGCCGCTGCTAATTGTCCCTGCGTGTAGCAGTCGTCATGTGCGGCAGTGAAACCCTCTACATTGATTTGGCGAAGACGTTCTTCCAGGGCTTTGATGATCGCTTTTGACATGTCAGTTACCTCCTAGCTGCTTAAACGGGCGTGACAAGGCGTTCATGCTGGTTAAGATGATTGCCTTTCTTCGCTCTGCGGCTTCGTGCGCTTTCGCGTTCAGCTCAGCGAGGTGCGCTTGCATATCCACTTGCTCAACGAGCGCCTCCCACGTTTGCCCTCGCTATAACGGCGGGAAATGGTCGAGACATGTACGCCGTGGCGTTTTGCTAGCTCGCTCAACGTTACCCGCTCGCCGGTGGCGGGATCTTTCGTATATATCGCGCTCATGACGGCACCTCGCTGTCCTCGTTATTTTCGCCGGCGCCGCTCTCTGCTGGCGCTGGCGTTTTGAATATCCGGTCAAACTGTTCGTCAAAATTCATAGCGGGCCTCTACATGCCGCCAATGGCGCGCTGGGCGTCTTCGGCGGGGTAGTTGGGGTTGTGATAGCAAAACTCCGAGCGGATCCGATGAGGGAAGTGGTAGCCATCGCAGTAGCATGTCTGGTACCGCCAGCCGCGCCGATCCGCCCACTTGTCGATGCGCAGCGTGTCGAACTCCCCACAGCTTTTGCAGCGAATGCGGCGTAAATACTCAGCGGGGTGCTTGGCTTTTACCTGACGGGCACCGCACGATCGGCACCGGCAGTGGCGGCGGCGATTGCCGACGATGATTCGCTGGCCAAGCCGGTTGAGCATGTACATACGCCAGCCCCTCAAAACTGAACCAGCTGCTGAAACGGCACCGTGTCGGGCATGGCCAGCTGTGCCGGTGAGGTGGCCTCGGTTTCCAACGCGGGAGCAGCTGGGCGCATGCCTGGACAGCTTTCCTCGGCAATCCCTTTGTAGTCCGGCTGACCGGTGCGCTGTTCCAGCGGCACACCGTGGGCTTCTTCGGAGGCCCAGATCGCGGCATCCGTGCAGTAGCTAACCAGCCAGTCGGATTGCTCCTCCGCCTCGCCTTGGGATAGCTGGCCCAGGACGGTGACCGCTAGGATCATAAAGGCCACCCAAACGGCTTTGGTGGCTTGGCAGCTCATGAAACACCGCCTTGGCTGCCATTCAGCAAGCTTCTGAGGTGATCGCAGATTTCGATAAGTGCCGGGTCTTTGCCGTAAAAGCAGTCAAAACGGCGATGGCTTACGTGCTGTGCGCTATGAGCGGCCAGCCAGGTATGACAAAAGATGCCGTGCTGGGTGGTTTCGAGCAGGACGGCGTAATGCCCTTGCAGATTGATAGCCACCGCCAGCATTTGGCAGTCAGCAATTAACGCCAGGAACTCCCTGGGTAGGCCGTTGCTTTCGAACATCTTGCGGGTGGGGCATCGATAAACGTAGAGATCTTCATGAGTACACGCTCCCCACATCACGGCGTGAAACAGTACGGCTGGCGCTAACCTGCTGGCGCGTGCGAGCCGGAGGGCGGTTACGCATGGCTTCGGTATCGGGATTGATGCCGCTAACAACCAGGGCGATAAGAAGGGGAGCGATCCAGCCGCGGCGCATAGCTTCGGCAACGGCGCCAGCCGCTTTATAGACGCCCAGCTTGTGATAGCCCTTTTGAGACTGCCGCGCACGGTTTGGGGTGAGCGGCCCGTGGCCTGGCAATCTCTTTGTAGGTGTGGCCCGCGGCTAGCAGCATCATGTCGACTGCTTCGGTACGGGTTAGGCCCAGGCTGCCGCGTTCTGTGTTTATTTGTGCTTGCCAGTTGCCTTGTGTGATTTGCATGTTGACTCTCCGCAATGCGTTAACTTATGAGCAAATTATGCGAAAGCTCATAATAAACGTCAATGCGAAAGCTCATATTTTTATGAGAACACAAAAACCACCTCGATGGGCGACGATCATTGAGAGGGATCCAATAAAAAACCCGCCTTTCGGCGGGTTCTTTTATTAATCGGTTATTTTCTTATGCGGCGCTGGCGGGCATCCTATTCTGGATAGCCTGACCGATTGAGCGAGCAACGGCTGGGCAGGCGCCTTTAATTTTCAGGTTTGCTTTGAGTGCTTGGGGCCCGTAACGCTGGGTATAGACACCAAAGAGCTCGTCAGCATAAGAACCAGACAATGAGATTACCTCGTTGTAATCAAGGATCACCGTCTCGTTTTGCTGGGTCAGAGCTTCGATACGAGAACGCTCCTGGGCGGCTGTGATACGGTTAGCCAAGGAGCCTTTATATTTCAGTGTATTAGGCATGTTTAATGCTCCTAGAGTAGGGCGGCTTGGCGAGCTACAGCAAGATGTCATCTAAAATGTCTTGCACATCGTCATGAAACGGCTCTTCTTCAAGAATACGGCCAAGCTCGCTAATATTTAATCTACATGCGATTGCTACACCTTTCCAGTGCGGCATCGCACAAAAACTACCAAATTCGTCATTCTTTCGTGTGTGGGCTCGAGATCATTAATGTGTCTCCCGTCGCTACCCACAGATAGCCGTTGTAACCGGTGACGAGCTGCATCAGCTTTGCTAAACCAAGCCCCTGGTGATTATTTCCGTCGTGCCAAGGGCGTGCGGCGGCTTGGCCTTCGAAAGGGTTACCCATGCCATCCTCAGGAATCATTTGGGCAAATTCATCATGGTCTTTGTCTTTCGTCGTGTTTCGCGGGGTAAGGCACCACCTGATTGCAGACTCATCATCTACAACTTCTGGGACGCCAATTCGCTGACACTCTCTTAAAAACCCTTGTCCCTTATCTGCGACAGAAAACTCTATGACAGGGTTGGTGGGGTTCCAGTTCAGTGACATTGAAAACCCCATGCCTTCAGCATGCGCACGAACGTTATCATGTAGCTCTCCGATAACATTGCAAAGCTGTGCAATACCTGGCTGAGCATCTACACGTAAGCGAATACTGTTATTGGTTTCAGATGTAGCAGCATCAACATCCTCTGCATTTTGAAGCATCTGAATAGGGCTGTAGTTAACGCCCTGATTGACCCTATTGAATTGATAACGGTCGATGCCGGTCAATTTATAGGGCACTTGCATCGCCTCGAGCAGGCCACGATGGTTATCAGGGTCTGCATAATGCAGGTCACGAATTTCCCTATCATAGCCAATACACGTGACGGTGGCGATAAAGCCCGGCGTGAGAAACCCATTTGGAATGTACAGCAGACCATTCTGTTCAGGTGCAATTTCTTGCTGGTTTGCCACCGCGTAACTGATGCCGCGCTCTGCCATGCGTGCCTCTGAAATATTAAAATGAACAATTGCTTATTTAATGCATTGCTCCGCCACGCCACACGACCTTACCAATGATCGGCACCTGGCACACGGATGCGGAGTCTATCAATTCGTCACGGTAAAGCGCCTTGTTGGGGTTGTCGCTGCTTAAAACCCATTCGCCGGTAATGTGCTGGATGAGCCGCTTGATGCTGATACTACCGTCTGGTCTTTGGATTGCGAATACTTTGCCATTAACCGGCGTGGTGCATCCATGGTCAATTAGCACCACGTCACCGCTGACAATATAGGGCTCCATGCTGTCGCCGTCGGCATATATGACACTGAGGTTCTCCGGCTTGGCGCCTATCTTTGCAAGCCATTCCCGCTTGAAGGCTAAGTCGCCTTTCACCTCGACGTGATCATTCAGGTACCCATTGCCATTTTCGCCCCTGACACTTAGCTGGGGAATAAGAGCGTAGTCATTAGAGGAGGGCAGAGACTCAACAGCGTAGCCGGCGCGACCGTCGCTAATGCTAGGCTGCATTTCACCAATACCAGCCGTTAGCCAGCGATAGCTTACATTCAGTGCATCAGCGATCTGCAACAGGTGAGTAGAGCTGTGGTGTTTGCCACGCTCCAAGTTAGAAATTGTTGCCTGATCAATGCCAGATTTTATTGCTGCCTGAGATTGACTAAGCCCGGCGTGCTTTCTCGCAAGCCGTAAGCGGTCTTTGAGTTCCATACCCTGATTATTATGCGCGCGCTCATACTCTTGCAAATGAGTTTGCGCATGCCATATGCTATGAGAATTCGCATAAGAGGGTGAGTAATGACAACCGTATTCCAACGCTTGGTTGATCACTTCGGCGGTCAGCTGCAAACCGCCAAGGCGCTCGAGGTTAACCAAGGGGCTGTCTCTAACTGGGTTCGTGGAAAGCACGGCATGTCTCCTGCAGTTGCTTTGCGAGCAGAAAAAGCTTGACTAAGGGAAAGTTCACCGCGGCTCAGCTTTGCCCAGCCGTTTTTGTCCAAATGCCCGCTGAGAAGGCTGCTTCTCAATGATTTCAGTGTATGAGCTGGCCCATATCAGTACAGCGCCAGCAATGTGCCTGTTTGGTTATACAGTATTTTGGAGGTGGGTATGAGCGATCTACAAGAAGAAATAATGAGCCAGGATGAGTCGGTTGTTCGTTTAGGCGAGGCAATAACTGAGCTCGGGAAGTTTGAGTTCGCTATTCAGACGCTTGAAGACCAACTGAGATGGCGGCGCGAAAACATTCAGGCGCTAGAGGAAGAGATAAAGCATCTTCGCCAGCGCCTGGGGCTGTTATGTGCTTCTACGCATGAGGGTCAAGCAACTGAGCAAGCCTCAAGGCATTCAAATCATCTCTACACGCCATGTAAGCGTGATCGTGGAGCTTGAGAGTCTGGAGGTCATCATGAAAAACGATACAGAGCTCCGCGTTACTCAGCTTGTTAATGTCCGAAGGCAACCAATGGTGACGATTAATAAGCTCATGTTGAATGGCCGCCTCCTTGGTCAGCTGATGCCATTCCGTGCTTTTTGTATCGATCAGCGTGTCGAAGAAGCACTCCAGCAAGAATACTTTGAATGCGGCACGGCCAGCTTCCTGACGCTTAAAAGCATTAGTAATTCCACCCAAGTAGCTTGCGCCGGTTTCATATTCTCCTGCCACGCGTTCATTAATGTCTGCCCAAATATTCACATAATTTCTTTCTGGTTTAGCCACGCCGGTTTCCTTCTATTAGTGGATGGTGTCGCAACTACCACCTTAGCGGGCTTCGGCGTGGCTTTCTATTTGTGGGGTGCGATATGAGCCAAGTGCACACCGATATCGCGTTGGCGGAGCCCACGAGAGCAACCCCGCTCTTTGCAGATTCTCTCACGGGCTTTCCAAGCGCCGCCCATATGCTCGATAGCCGCGTTTGGCAAGGGCAGGTGATTGAGCTGTGCTTTAGCCTCTCAATCGGCTATTTGCTTTTATGGCAGGTCGATGTGGTTATGGATCGATCAGTGTTTTCAGCGCTTGGATGGAGCGCGGAACCGCCTCAAGACCTAGGTGAACCAGTTGGTTGGCTAGACGCTGGTGGGCCTCTTTCGAAAGTGCCTGAAGCTGCTGGCGCAGGAGGTTCTTCTCATGCCTAGGCGCATCTGTTTTTTCGATCTGAGCAGCCAGCAGTGTCTGAATTGTTTCTGCTTCCAGGCGGACTGTTATCAAACCCAGCTCAGCAGTCAAACCACCATCCTCGCTGATGTAGTCAAACCCAGCGCTTGTGATCTTAACGTCTGCGTAGCTGGCAATTTCACCTATTCGCTTTCTAGGTGTACCAGTAACCAGGCCATGATCCACCAAATAACTAATGGTGGCCGTTACGGTGTCTTTGTCCAGCGTTGTATTCCATTGATCAGCTTCGCAGGGGCTGGGTATGCTTCTGCGGCGGCCTGCAGTATTTCATCTTTCAATTTTTGATCTGGTTTAGCCACATCGCTTTCCTTCTGTTAGTGAATAGTCTCGCAACTACCACTATAGCGGTTGGCGGCGCGGCTTACAGAGTGCGGGGAATTACTCCATGACTGACGAACGCGCATTCCGCGGTGTCTGGATTCCCGCCGAGATTTGGCTGAATCGGGAACTCTCACTGCAAGAGAAAGTGATGCTGATCGAGATCGACAGCCTACAGCACCCGCAAAGGGCTGTTTCAAGTCCAACAAGAAGCTGGCCGAGTTCTTTGGCCTTTCGCCCAACCGTGTTTCCGAAGTGATCAGCTCGCTGAAAAGAAGGGCTGGATCCGTGTGGATCAGATCCGCGAAGGCAAGCAGATTGTCGAGCGCCGGATCTTCATGAAGCACCCGCTCGAAAAGCCGAATAGGAGTACTCGAAAAACCGAAGGGGGGTATTCGGAAAATCGTGAGAACCCTATTCGAGATCCCGAAGGGGGTATTCGGAAAACAGGAGAACCCTATTCGAGATCCCGAAGAGGGTATTCGGAAAACCGTGAAGAGGGGTTCAGGGTTAGGGGTTCAATCTGAGGGGTTCAGTAGAGGGATGCGCCTGGGGCCAGCCCAGCCGCTACCGAGGGAGATTACCTTGGTGCGCTAGAACCTAAATCTGGTGCTGCTGGTGCTCAGGAATCGGCCGACGATTTGCTGACGCGAATCCCCAGCGATATGCCTGGCACTCGAGACCCCACCGCCAAGACATTCAAGCCCTGGGCAAACTACGCCTGTGCTTACCGTGCCCGTTACGGCACTTGGCCGGTGTGGAACCAGAAGGTGGGCGCGAACCTAAGCCAACTGGTCGACCGTGTGGGCGCAAAGCGTGCCCTGGGGTGGCCGCCCACTACGTGAAGCTGAACAACCAGTATTACACCGCCCGCATGCACCCCGTGGGTTACTGCTGCAGGACTGCGAGTCGATCGCCACCCAGCTCGTGACCGGCCAGCAGGTGACCCAGGCCAGGGCGCGCCAGCTGGACAGCACCAATCCAACCTGAGTAACGCCGAGGAGGCCAAGCGCATTATGGCCGCCCGTCGCCAACAGCAGGAGTCTTCATCATGCTAACCGCCCAAGAGTCTGACCAGGTGCTCGAACTGGTGTACGCCACGGCCGAGGTATTGGGGCAGGAAATCCGGCCAACCGCCGCGGTGTTGATTACTGACGACCTAAGCGGCTACCCATTTGCCGAGATCCGCCGCGCCTTGGCACGCTGCCGTGCCGAGCTACACGGCAAGCTGACCCTGGCTGCGATCATTGAGCGGTTGCCCAGCGCGAATAAGCATCTGTTACCCAATGAGGCGTGGGCGCTGGCGCTGTGTAGCACCGATGAGAGCGAAACCGTGGTGTGGACGCCGGAAATCGCCCGGGCGTTTGGCGTGGCCAAGTCGGTACTAAACGGCGGTGACCAGGTGGGCGCGCGGATGGCCTTCCTGGCGGCCTACGAACGTGAAGCCGAAACCGCCAAAGCGGAAGGGCGCCAGCCGGTGTGGCAGGTGTCGCTGGGGCATGACCCGCAACGCCGTGAGCTGGTACTTCAGGAGGCCGTTGATGCCGGCAAGCTGCCCGCCCCAAAAGTGGCGCATTTGCTGCCACCACCTGAAAAAGCCGCTTGACCGAGGAGGGGCGGCGCCAGCGTAAGCGCATGGTTGGCCAGCTGCGCGAGATCATCAATAAGCCAGGTGATGCCAAGGCACGCCAGCGCCGCGAGGAGATCGAGCAGGAAGAAGCGCGCCGCCGTGAGCTGCTGGAACAGGCGGGCGGCCCGCTGGCTGCGATGGGAGGGCATTAACCATGTTGCGCCGTGTTTATGACCGGCCTAAGTGCCCGGCCTGCCAATACCGCAAAAGCGCTGCTGACTTCCGCGACCCCGGTACCGGTGAACAGTTACCAGCGTGCAAGCAATGCATGCGCAGATCCCAGCGCGGTGGAGGTAAACGATGGATGGCATGAGCTGGTTTCTGCTAGGGGTGCTGGCGGGAGTGTTTATCGCGGTGGCCTGTGCGGCTGGCGCCTTTGTAAGAGTGTCGAAGAGCTGAACAATCAAGGGGAGCATGATGATGGGTGAAGCATTTAAAGGTGGCCAGCAGGCGCGCCGTGCCGCGTTATTGTGTCAAAACGTGCGATTCGGTTTGTATCTGGATTGCCGCCGCCGTCAGACAAAGGCGCTTGAGTATCGACAACTGCCTGATGGTACCCACACCCCGGAGGATTGCGCGGATTTCATCCGTTATTCGTGTGGCATCGAAAGCCGCGCCGAGCTGGATCATAACGATACGGCGCGGGCCATGCTGGAGCGCATCGTGGCCGACTACCAACGCTGGGAGCGCCAGCAGCGAATGCTTGATCAGATCGCCGGGGGGATGGCGTGACGTTACGAATCCAGAAACCCCGCCGCCCGCGTGCACTGACCAAAAGCGGCACGCCCCGGGCAAAGCCTGTTGACTGGGAGGGGCAGGAGCAGGCGGTACTAATCCGTTGGCTATATGGCGAGAAGATGCGCGGCCAACCAGTAGGCGAGTTGTATGACGCCACCTTCCATGTGCCTAACGGTGGCCACCGCAATAAGAAAACCGCGAGCGACCTAAAACGCCAGGGTGTGAAGGCAGGCGTTAGCGATCTCCCCGTTCGCCAGGCCCGCGGCGGTTGGTTTGGCCTCTACCTGGAGTTCAAAGCCACCCCGCCCAAGGATGCGCCGTTAGCCGATAGCCAATTCAAGTGGCTAGAAGATAGCGAATTTGAGGGCTATTGCGCCGTGCTGGCACTAGGGCTTGAAGAGGCCAAAGCAGTGCTTAGGGGAGTACGCCAGCTGGCCCCGCACACAAATAGCCGGTGAACGGCTGGCGCTGGAAAGCGGTACCGAGTGGAGGAAGGGGTGATGACACAGCGGAAGGGGAGCCAGATGCAGTTTGATGATTGGAAGCGAGTAGCAAACCCCTGGCGTGTCGTTGAGGCGGCGAAGAGTGATGAACGAGCGCGTGATGCAGCGGTGTCCCGCATCATTGACACCATGCTGGAGCTACAGCTTGATTACCGTCACGATAATCCTGGTTTCCAGCCGTTCAGTGTGACAGCTCTAGCAGGTGAGGTACCTGGAGGCGGTGGTCGTAGTGATCAGGCCATGCTGGCCGCGCTGCGGTACCACCCTCAAAGCGAGTGGCATAAAGCCTGCGGCGTACTTCTTGATCAACTGCCCAAGCGTCAGGCCGCAGCCATGCTGATGCAGGCCGCCCGCATCCGTCCGGAGAAGATGGGCCATAGCATTTGGATGGTGACTGCCAGGCAGATGGTGGAGCGGCAGGAGGTGTTGCTTAGGGCGTTGGGGCTGAATGAGGGCGTACGGCACTTTGAGAGTGTTGAGGCGTTGCAGGTGGCGGGTAAGCGGGGGCGTAAGCGGTTGTGGCAGGTGTTGGCGGTGGGGAGGTAGGGCAGGCTTAGATTGGAGTGCGTTGGTCAAAATGATGGTCAACGCATTTACTATCTCAATGCTCTAGCGAAGCAGGGTTCGGCCAGGAGAGGTCTTTTAGGTGCCACTGATATAACGCTAAAGTAAGCATTTGCTTTAGCGCATCCCCCTGGACAGCTTCGTTAGCTTGAAAGCGGGTATTGTCTACATAGACAAACGCCCCAGTGAGAGTATTGGATTTATCGCCAAATATGTCGTCATATTGGTAACTTACACCGAATGCGTATGATCTTACGGAGGTTACTGTGCCGGCAGGGTATCCTGCATGAATCCGATCCACCAATACTTTTGGAATGTTTGGTGTCAAGCCAGCTCCGACGATGTGATCCAATTCATTAATATTCAACTCGGTATAGAGCTCGGAAACAGCCGCGACGGGAATACTCATTTTGAACTTGGATTCACAGCCAGGTTATCTCTTTGAAATGGCGCGGCGCTTTGAGAAGGGGAGAACGACATAAGCCCCTCTTCACCGACAAGATCCCACGAAAAATCACTTGCAGCATGCTCGCTGACATTCTTAAAAACTAGCGTCAAATAAGGTTCCGGATCCCCAAGCCACGTATCAAGTTTCGCGCTCTCAAGCTTTAAGAGGGTGGGATTGCTACTCTTCAGAACTGCCTCAGAGGCCGGATCTAATGCAACACGTGGATAGAGCCAAAACACTATCGCCAAAATGCCAAACGCTACCGTTAGCGATATGCCAACAACTCCTACTGCTAGACCTGCGGTGGTATGCCTCGATGGCAACGACCAGTAACGCCATTGCTTTCTCGTGGGCCAGAACTTCATTCTCCCTCCTATAAGCTAACGTTCGCGTAATAGGTGCGGACTTGCGAGCATCCTAAGTGATGCGCTTGTAAAATCTTGCGCAAGATGGCTGGATCATAAGCCAACCGATCGGTCGCATAGTTGCGGTACTTGAGATAGAAGCCGGACAAGTCGAACTTATTCTCGACCAGATAGTCCACTGCATGTTCAAAAGTACCTGGCTTGAGCTGATCCTGATAGTTGATCACCACCATGGCGTTCTGATCGTAGTTATAAGCCTTGAAGCGCGGCATGCTGATCACTCTTCGTTTGTTTTCTCGATCCTACCAAAAATTAGCCGTCAGTGGGGTTTCTATACAGCCTCAACGCCGCAAGCAGTTGCGGTATTGTAGTGGAGTGTTTTGCGGTAGCGTACCGTTAAACCGCAAAACAAGGGACGGAAAAGCCGTCAGACTGACTTGACTTGTTAGGTGCTAGAGAATATTGGTATTAAATCTCATCTGAGGAACAGCAAATAACTTTCTCAAGATTCTCATTACAGTATCTACTGATTGCATTCACCAACTGAAAGAGAGGATGAGTGCCTAGACTCTTCGGATCATTTCTCTCATATATGTAACGCCAATCCACAAATACATTATCATATATTTTAAGCCCTTTGGAGACACATTCACCATACCCTTCAAGCTTTGCGTGCTGAGTTATTTCATTTCTAATATCCACTGGCAAGCCATCGAATAATTTGCTGAGGGCATGACCTTTACCGCTTGGTAGAATTTCTAATGTTTCATCCCTGCCTATATAACATGTAGTTCCGTTTACTTCTACCTCATCTTCCAAATTGGTCGTAGAGGCATTGATTGATTTAAGAAATATCTCTACTGAGAGGCAAATATTTATCATACCTGGAACAAATAAATCTCCATCCCCAGATTCAATCAATACCTTACCTGATTTTCCAAACGCTTTCCCTTGATAGTGAATTGCTCTCATACATTTGTAGCGAACAGTTCTTTTATATACTTTCCCCATTCTCATTCCTTTTTTTTAATTAAAGCTTATTATCTTCTCTAGCGCTTGATGTGCTCAGAAACCACCTAACGTCTTGGCTAAACACTGATGTTGATATGTGAGCCTAGGCGCTCAATATCTCGCCAGTACGGTAAGGCCATTGCTTGCATATACGATCTGTTGGTTACCCAAAACGCCCGAATCATTTACCGCATTGATTGCATTCTCGAGGCTTTTCTCAATATCGTTATTGACGATTTCAATTTCATCAAGAACTTCATTGATTCTTTTTCAAGCTTGGGATCTTGAAAGTTAACCTGTATTGGAGGTTTACTTGCGCCAACGTGGATATGGGTGTGATTGTGGATTTCATGGGCAGAACCAAAGTATTTTTCCAAGAACTTTAAAATGAGCCCCGTAACCACACCAGCAGTCACCATAGCGACAAAGCTGCCCTCGGAGAACCTCTTTAGCTTAAGTTCATCTTTATATTTTTTACCAAAGGTGCGTAATGTGGATGGAAGCTTTTCTACTCGATCTTCTAGGTGCGTCGTAATGTACGATGTCGAATTCGCTACCGCTTGCAGGTCAATCAGTGCATAGCTTAACGAATATATACTGTCGAACTTCTCATTTATTTTTATCTCGAGATCTAAATGTTGAGTGAAATCTAGGGCTTGCACTGAGTTTCCTTATTCTGCGTTTAACGCTGCCAACACGAGCAGCTTTCTAGTGGAGGCGAAGCCGCAACGAAATAGCTGTCGCCGTGCTTGGCCTTGTTAGCCATTTTTAGGTGAAACACCTTCAACCACTTCAATACCCAGCATGTTTCGTAGAGGGACAAGGGACTGAGGAAGTTTTGATTCCAAGATGAGTAATGCACGTGCGTTTTGGGGCTTTGCTTTTGTAAGCAATACGGCCTCCATGACGGCCCGGTATTTAACGCATTGGAATAGCCCACGGATGATATCGCCTTCAGCTGATATGGAAGATTTCACCTCTGCTGCGACCCAGACTTTCTTGCCATTAAATGAGACGTCCAGACTGTCCCCGGACGGCAACAGGTATTCAGTTGTGCCAATGGGAGTATTCTTGCCAAGCCCGACGACTTTAGGGTTTTGTGCAACATACTCTTTAAGAGCTTTATGCTCGTCGCTTTCGCCGCTACCGAAGCCGAAGCCGCCTTTGGCTTTGTTTACGAACGGCGTGAAATCGGACGTTGTAGGTTCAAGTGTAAGAGCTTTAAGAACTTCCTGCCATTTGGGGTACGAGAACACATGCTGAAGTTCTACTTCGACGATTGCCCTCTTCTGTCGAAGCGGAAGCGTTTCAAAGTCCTCTTTCTTTACGAGAAACCAACCGATGCCTTCTCCAGGGAGACCAGTGTTTTGTTGACTACAAGGCATTGAATTGGAGGGACTTTAGTTTTCCAAACCTTCGAAAGTCGCTCAAGAGACTGCCCAATGCTCCCAAGGACATAGTTGAGATTGCGTGGGTTGGGCATTCCTAACTCTTCAGCAAGATCGGAGTAGAGGATAGGAGCGCCTGCTACTGCTTGGCGGACTAGCAATGGTAGTGCTGCGCGAGCCCTAACCTGGTATGCCTTGTCTCCCGATATTGGTTCAGAAATTGTAGCGGTACTCATCATGACCTCGAAATGGCTAACGCTGCCTTAAGCGGACTAAAATAGTGGGTTAAAATGTGTAGCGAAGCGAAACCTAACCCACTTTTTAGTTCCGTTTAAAGGCCTTGTTAGGTTTGTATTCCAATATTACTCAGTAAATTCTGACGATGTTCTTGCAGTGCAGGAAGATCTTGCCCAATAAATGGGTACATTCCTATGATTATTTTTTTCTATATAACTTGTTAAATCTCTAAATAGAGTAATTCGAGCTTGATTGTCAGGCAGCAGGTCTTCAATAAGTGCACCTTCATGAATAATCCTTGTTCTATACCCGATATTTATATCTTCATGCTTTTTGCTAGTAAATAATTTAAACTGCTCACTTAAATTATTGTATGTATTAATATCTGTAGCTATATGAGCTTGAATTTTTGCCCTTGCTTTTTGAAACTAGTATATTTATCACCTGTTCCTAAATATTCGAATAGAGCCATTACAGTAATAAACTTTAAAGTTTCACTATTCGAATACATAGCACGGCTATAAATTTTTAAAGCATTTTTAATAATTTCTCCAACAGCTCCTAATGAACCTTGCGTAAGCGGTTCTGAAAGAGGGTGATATTCCATTCCTAATACATCGTCTGATTCTAAACCAATTCCTAATCCATGAGAGACAGCCCCGCCCATTTCCCTTCCTGCAATAATCTTATGAATTCCTTTAGGATCTAAAATAAATGCACCCATATACCCATCTGAATTTTCCCAATAACCTGGTATGTTTGGTAATTTATCTGGCACAAATAAATTACAATGAATGAATCTTATTATATTTAATGAGTTAAATGCCTCAGTAGATTTAGCCTTTAAAAATCTTTCACATTGCTCAGCATTTTTAATTAAATCAATTTCTTCAGTATTACATGTGACAATAGCAAGATCTGAATTCAGAAAAACACTTTTAGTAATTTTCGTAAAGAAGTGCTTGCATTAACAAGATCACTTCCATTACTGTTTTGAATGAATAAATGCAAATCAGCTTCTGAAGTTATTTCGTTTAAACTCGTTGCATCAAGAAATGAACTGACACCTTCGATTGAATCTTTATGAGAAAAAATAGTGTTATCTTGTTTAAACCAGCCATCAACACTAAATATCCCTTGGGAAGGTAACAAAACTACGCTATTACCTTTAGAAAACTCTTTGACACAAAACGCACTTAAGTCAAACATAAAATCCTTAGTAGACAGATAAGTTAGATGAAAACCTAACATAGAGTATCGTGCTGGCTGCGTAACAGGACTGAACCAGCATATCGCTTCTGCCGTGAGGGGCGCTCAGGGCCGGTAACAGGCTCTTAATTCACTTAATATAGGCTTCAGACGACGCATTGGGAAGCTAAAATTCGTTACTGTTTTCATCGAAAGAGCTGTGTAAAAACTATTTGCTTAAGTGTCGTGATTGAGGCAGTATTTTATCTAGGCTGCGCTAGCTGCGCGATTAGCCATCACTTCTTAAAGCCCTGCCGGTCACCCGGTGGGGCTTTTGCGTTTCTGTCGCTCAAGTAATTGAGGTTCAGCTATGTCGGCTCATTCTCCTACTCATTGGCTTGAGGAGGCGGAACTGCTGCGCGTAGAGCCAGCACCGCCAAGAGATACCCGCGCCGGCAACGTGGCCGCCTTCCTCGATACATTGGCCTTTGCCGAAGGTACGCCACGCTTTGGCGATCAGGACGGTTTCAATGTGATAGTTGGCGGTGAAACATTCAACAGCTACGACGATCACCCGCGCCAGCTTATTTGGCTTCCTGCTTATGAAATCCACTCCAGCGCAGCAGGGCGCTACCAGTTCCTGATACGTACGTGGGATGACCTGGTAGAGCGATTCCATCTTCCCGACTTCACGCCTGCTAGCCAAGACCTAGGCGCTGTTCACCTTATCCGCCAGTGCAAAGCGCTTGCTTTGATCCATGACGGCCGTATCCGTGATGCCATCCATGCTTGTCGCAAAATTTGGGCGAGCCTACCCGGTGCTGGGTATGGCCAGCGGGAACTGGCGACTGATGAGCTGCTGAGTGTTTATAAAGCGGCTGGCGGCATTTCCATCGACTAACTGACGAGGCCCGCCCGAGAGGTGCGCCATGAATCCAAGACGAAAAGAGAAACGCCCTATGAATGGCAGAGACCCCAACTTCTGGCAAGGGCTGCTGGATTTTTGCCTATCACTTTGGTGGCCATCCTGACGTTCACGATGGGATTTATTCGTGGCGTTCACGAGGGCGGCAGCCTAAAGAAGTCTCTGCTGGGTGCCTTGATGTGCACGCTCCTGGCGACGCCGCTGTTCCCCGTCTTCTTATGGATAGCTGAGTCTCAAGGATGGCCACCTATCATTGCCTTCCCGCCGTGTGTGTTTCTGGCATTCCTGGGTACCGATTGGATTCGCAGTAAAGCAGACGACATCTATGAGGTTTTCATCGGGCGGTGGCGCAAATGATCGGCCAGCTCAAGCGCAACCTGATTGTCGTAGGTATAGGCGTAATCAGCATTGCTGCTGTTTATTTCTATTGGCAGCACGTCACCGGCGAGCGTGATGCATACCAAGCAGAGGCGGAGCACCAGCGGGAACGTGCCGAGATATTGATCGAACACCAGCAGTTGCAGCGCCAGCGCATCGAGACACTGAGCAACGCACTGGCAAAGCGTGAGCGCACGTTAAACACCATTGATGACGATATAGGCGCCAGTACCGGGGCCCTCGAACCATTGGGAGAACAAGATGCGAAAGCAGGTGACTGGCTTAATAGCGATCTGCCTGATGGGGTTGTTGACTGGGTGCGCGAGCTTCAACGATCAGGCGCTGCCAATGGAGTGCAACAGCCCCTGGTACCGGCACATCTAACCAATGAGCTACCAGCGCCTACTCGGATCTTGCAGAGCAATAAAGGGCTGCTGTTACTACTTGCTGAGTATGAGGCGCTACGCCGTCGGTTCAATGCAGACCGTGTGGCGGTAATGGAGATTCTTGTAAATGATACTTGTGATAAGTGCTAGCTGAGCTTTAGCTTGCTCCCTTGGAGCAAGGAGAATTATTCATTTGTGGGTGTTTTTCATCAAAGAAGGTGTCCATGAAGAACATGCAGTACCACATAAAGAGAAAGCCCTAGCGGAGTTTTCTCGAGTTCCGTAATCACATGATTCGCCATGAAGGACTGCGTGGCGGTTTACTATATGTAATGGGTAATCGTCTCGTTTACGGTCTTTCTCGTTAGCTGATATTGGTAAGTTCTTCTGAAGTAAAGGCTCTAAAATAGCGCTTAAGAACGCTGTACCGTTCGCTTCTCTAGCATCCTTAAATAGACTGGCTTTAGGCCCCATACAGGCCTTAAATGAACATCTGCGGCATAACCATCCGCTTGCATTAGGAAGATTGGCGTAGATAGGTTGTACTTTTTCTTGATGAGCAAGCACCGCATCTTGAATGATCAGTCGGCGGTTTTGAGGAAAATCACCAGCCACTGCCTCTGAGAATAAACTCATGACGCCTTCAAAATGATCAGCAAACATCGCATCGGCTTTTCGCGTCCTGCAGTATGATACGTCTCTGAATACTCGGATATGAGTTCGAAAACACCCCCTAGAGAAAGGCCAGTGAAGTCAGGGAACCAACCATTTTCGGCTAATAAGCGGATTTTTTCGACTTGGCCTTCTTTTAATGTTTCAAGCCCTTGGGGCACTGCTGGTGCTAGCTCACTGAGACGGTGCAGGAGCGGATCATAAGCGCTTTGAATTTGATGAATAAACTTTGTGACTCTAGCAATCATAGTTTCGTATGGCTGCATTGATTCTCTCACTGCAGACATGCGCTCATTGAGTTTCGGTTCCACAATGTCAAATTGTTGTTGGAGCTTGCGTGTTGCCCTTGTGATCTCTTCTATACGTTTCAAAAGTTCGTTATCCAAAAGCTATTCATCCTCTCATTATTGCCAAATTGAGCACAGTGGCCAGGTAGTGCATCCATCTACTCAGGTAAGACTATAGAAAAGCATGGTCAGCGACAGATGAACAGTCGGCTTCGCGTTTCAATTTAAGGCGATATCAACGCTAATGTCGCCCAAGGCCCGTGTAGTGACAATGACATGTATTGAAATATTGCGGATTGGCCATGATCCCGAGCATTCGAAGAAGTAGCGCCTAAAGAATTCATAAGCAGACGTAAAATGCAGGAGCCTCTGTGGGGCTAAACCTCCGGGCTCGACAGCCTTTGATATAGAAAGATTTTCGACAGCTAATTCATGGTGGCCAGCATCAATATGCTTTAACCCCTGTAATTGCCAGCTTTAAGAGCCGGATTAGCCACGCCGCTATTGCGTCACTGCTCACCACTTCGCATAAAAACCATTGGTTCCTCCTAGGCGGGTGCCTCTGCTGTACGGGGCGCAGAGCCTCGATTTCGCGCTATTTATGAGAATTTTCTAAGGCGAGGTTGTTGTTTAGATGTCGAGCAAAAGACAGCAATCTCCAGAGCCGTATTGGCTGAACAAAAGCCAGATGGCGGCAAGCCTGGGTATCAGCGTGCAAGCCTTTGATAAATGGGGTGTTAAGCCGGTGGCGAAGATCGGTCGAAGCGTCTATTTCGACTGCCGTTCGGTGCTGGATTTGAAGCTGGCTGAGCTAGAGGCGAAACAACAATCATCGCAACCTGGCGATGACGATATGGACTTTGATCCGCTGCTCGAGCATAAGCGCGAACAGGAAGAGTACCTGCTGACCAAAGAGCGCCGTATTGGCCAGCAGCAGAAGAACGAACTGGCCGCTCGCAAAGGGGTACCCAGCGAGTTTGCCATCTTCACCTTATCCAAAATCGCGGCAGAGATCGCCGCCATTCTCGACACACTGCCACTAACGATGAAGCGTAAGCATCCTGATTTAGAGACACGTCACCTAGACACTCTGATGCGGGAGCTAGCGCGCGCCCGTAATCAAGCCAGCGGGCTCGATAGTCTTTGCCGGAGCTGCTGGATGACTACTTCGACAGTATCGATTCAGCAGCTTAGGGAGTGGCGGCGCTCTGTTCATCAAGGTTTGTTAGCGCTGTTTCGGCCCGCACCGCTGACAGCCGTGGAGTGGGCTGACGAGAATTTCTATCTATCCTCTGAGTCGAGCTACCACGAAGGGCGCTGGACAACGCTCCACTTCCAAATCGCGATCTTAAACGCGATGGGTAACGACGAGATCCGCACGGTGAATGTGGTGAAGTCGGCCCGCCTTGGTTACACCAAGATGCTGCTGGCCGCCGCCGGTTACCTGCTGGAGCACAAGAAGCGCAACATCCTGACGTTCAGCCCCACGGATACCGACGCTGAATCGTTCATGAAAACGCACATGGAAACCATGGTGCGTGATGTGCCGGTAGTGCTGGAGCTGGCGCCCTGGCACGGCATGAAGCATCGGGATAACACGCTCAGCGCCAAACGGTTCGCCAACGGCAAGCAAGTGTTTGTGCATGGGGCAAGGCGGCCCGTAACTACCGCGAAAAGTCGGTGGATGTCGTGATTTACGACGAGCTCGCCGCCTTTGATGAAGACATCGAAAAGAGGGCTCACCACCACGCTGGGCGATAAGCGCCTCGAAGGCTCCACGTTTCCGAAGTCCATTCGCGGCTCTACGCCCAAGGTGCGTGGTCAGTGCCAGATTGAGGCAGCTGCCGAAGAGTCGCCGCACAAACTGAACTTCCATGTGCCATGCCCGCACTGCGGTGAAGAGCAAATCCTCAAGTGGGGCGGGCCCGATGCTGGATTTGGCATCAAGTGGGATGAAGGGAAGCCGGAGACCGCCTTTATCTGTGTGAGCACTACGGCTGCGTGATCAAGCAGCACGAGCTGCAGGATGAAAGCCGCGAACACAGCGTCAAGGATGGCGTTTGGGTGTGCGCTGAAACAGGCATATGGACACGCGACGGCATTGATTGGTACGGCGCTGACCACGAGCCGATCCCAACCCTGAGAGCGTGACGTTTTATCTATGGACGGTGCTTAGCCCCTTTACCACCTGGGAGCGCATTGTCCGTGACTTCCTCAAAGCGAAGGGCTCGCCCTCGAAGCTCAAGACGTTCGTTAACACCACACTGGGCGAAACCTGGGAAGACGAGTTGGGCGAAAAGCTCGAATGGGAAACGATCTACGGGCGGCGTGAGGTTTACCCGCAGGTGCCCGATGCAGCGGTGGCACTCACTGGCGGCATCGACACCCAAGACGACCGCTATGAAGGCCGCGTTTGGGCGTGGGGTAAGGATGAAGAGAGCTGGCTGGTAGACCGCTGGATTCTCTACGGCGACCCGGCCGGGCCTGAGCTAAAGCGCAAGGTGGCGCAAAAGCTGCACCAGGGCTTCCAGCGAACGGATGGGAACTGGATGCCGGTAATGCGCTGGTGCTGGGACTCAGGCGGGCATTACACCGATGAAGTGTACGCCATGAGTAAGCAGCAGGGCGCTTACTGGGTGATTCCGATCAAGGGCGCCAATAAGTACGGCAAGCCGATTGCCAACATGCCGCGCAAGAAAACTGCTAAAGGCGTTTTCCTCACTGAAGTGGGTACCGACAACGCCAAGGAAACCATCTACAACCGCCTCAAGCTCCAGCCGCAACCTGGCGTGGCGGTACCCGGCTGCGTTCACTTGCCCTCGAACGATCTCATCTGCGACGAGGATGAGATCAAGCAGCTCACTGCTGAAATCAAAGTGGCCAAGATCGAAAAAGGCCGGCGCGTTTATCGCTGGGATGCCGGCGGCCGCCGCAACGAAGCGCTGGACTGTTTCGTGTATGCCCTCGCTGCTTTGCGGATTAGCCAGCAGCGCTTTGGCCTCGACCTTAACGACACCGCCACGCTCGCGCCGCGACCAAAACGCAGGCGCTCCCGCGTGGCTAGAAAGAGCAGCTTATGACCACCGAAACCTATTCCTCACGCCTTAATAAGGTGCGCGAAGCCATCGACAAAATCCTAAGCGGCTCGCAGTCATGGCGCTTTGGCGATCGGCAATACACTCGGGCAGATCTACCCACGCTTTACAAAATGGAAGAGCGTTTCGAAAGGATGGCCGCAAAGAAAGAGCGGCCAACGCTAAAGGCGGTCGTCACCGTGTTCGCTACATTGGATTTTAATCATGGGCCTATTTAACCGCTTAAAGGGCAGCACTGCTGCGCAAAAGCGAGACCAGATGGTTCGCCAGGAGCTGGAGCGGCTGGCGTCTACCCAAGGCCGCACACGGGCTAATAGCGGGAGCGAAACCCGGCACCGCGGCGCAAGCCGAATGATTCGCTCCATGCTCAGCTGGTTACCTGGGCTGGGCAGCCCAAGGCAGGACACACCCACAGGCGAGCGTGAAGTTCTTATTAGCCGTACCCGGGACGCCTACCGAAACCATATGATGGCGCGCGCCGCGGTTAACCGTGCCGCTACCAACGTGGTGGGCATGGGGCTCACGGTACGGCCTAACGTGGATGGTGAATCACTTGGGCTAAGTGACGATGAAGCCGATGCGCTTAATGATGAGCTGGCGCGTGGGTTTCGCCTATGGGCGGAGGATCCCGCCGAGTGCGATATCGAGGCCGGGCTCGATTTTTACATGCTTCAGCGGCTGGCTTTTGTCAGTGCGCTCGTCAGCGGCGACGTGTTTGCCATGACACCCGATGATCAGCGCCCCGGCTGCCTTTTCGGCACCAAGCTGCAGTTGATTGAAGCCGAGCGGGTCGGCAATCCGTTAAGCGATCTCCATACCCCGAATGAAGTCGACGGTGTGCGCACCGACAGACTGGGCAAGCCGACGCATATTCGCGTTTGCAGCGGTTACCCAAGCGACTACACCACCTCTCAGCAGTGGCAATGGTACCCGATCTTTGGCGCCCAAACGGGTCGCCGGCGAATTTTGCACCTGGTCAATGAAAAAGGGCGGCCAGGCCAAACCCGCGGCGTTCCCTATCTGGCCCCCATTCTTGAAGCACTGCAGAAATTAGAGCGATTTAGTCAGGCAGAGCTGACCGCTGCCGTGATCAGCGCCATGTTCACCGTGGCGATTAAGCATTCGCCCAATGAAGATGCTGACATGGCGGCCGGTGGGCCCATGTGGAGCGAGGATAGCGATGATCCTAACAAGCCAGAGCGGCCCGTGGTCAGCAGTTCCGATGACCAGCCGAGTGATGGCGATAACCTGACGTTGGGTGAAGGCGCCGTCTGGGATCTCGAAGAGGGCGCCGAACCGGTCACCATTAACCCCAACCGGCCGAATGCCCAATTCGACCCGTTCTTTGTGGCCATCGTGAAAGAGATGGGCGCGGCACTGAAATGCCCTCCGAAGTGCTTCTGATGCACTTTAGCACCAGTTACACCGCTGCCCGCGCCGCTTTCAACCAGCTTTGGAAGTTTATCAAGCAGCGCCGTCACCACCTTACTGTGCAGTTTTGCCAGCCTACCTATGAACTGGTCATCGATGAGCTGGTGGCGCGTGGCCGTATTCAGCTACCTGGTTATAACGACCCGGTACGCCGCCGTGCTTATACCCGCGGCTTATGGATTGGTGAACCTCTTGGCTCGCTGAATGAGCAGGTCGATGCCCGGGCGGCAACCGAGCGGATCGCCAACGGCACCAGTAATGAGCATATCGAAACCATGGCGCTGCACGGCGAGGACTGGGAAGACGTTCACCGTGACCGTGCCCGCGAAATCCAGCGTAAGCGACAAGATCGAGTGCCTGTCTATGTGGGCGGGAAAGTGCACTCAGACGAGCAAGAGCCCGCCAACGCTGGCGCTGACGAATAAATCAGGAGACCCCCATGACACTGCCTCGCACCGCCTTTGAACTGGCGGCTAGCCACACGTGGCTGATGACCGCTGAAGCACTCGATACCGTCATGGCCGTTGCAGCGCGGGAAGGCGATGTTCAAGCGCTGGAAGCCAGGTTAGGTCGCCCGCTGGATAATACGCGCAGTGTCACCGTGCGCGATGGCGTTGCCATCATTCCCGTCAGCGGCCCTATTTTTCGGCATGCCAATTTGATGACCGAGATTAGCGGCGCCACCGCCACCGGCAGCCTGGCCACCGATATTCAGGCAGCGCTCGATAACCCTTCCGTCAATGTGCTGGTGCTGGATATTGACAGCCCCGGCGGTGAAGCCACCGGCATTAATGAGCTGGCGGAGATGATCTATCAGGCGCGCGGTGCCAAGCCAATCAAAGCTTATGTCGGCGGGCAGGCGGCCAGCGCCTCGTACTGGATTGCTAGCGCCGCCGATGAGGTGATCGTTGACGATACCGCCCAGCTTGGCAGCGTCGGCGTGGTGCTTAGCCTGCGTAAGCGCGAAGACCGGCCCGGTGAAAAAAGCTACGAGATTGTTTCCAGTAACGCGCCGAACAAGCGCCCAGATCTGGAAACCGAGGCAGGCCGTGCCCAGCTGCAAACGCGCACCGATGAGCTCGCGAACGTATTTCTCGACAAGGTGGCCCGCAATCGCGGCATTCCCGCGATGAGGTGAATGATCGCTTCCGCCAGGGCGGTATCGCCACTGGTGCACTTGCCGTGGAGGCCGGTATGGCCGACCGCCTCGGCTCACTAGAGGGCCTGATTGCCGAACTGGCGGGCTCCGTTTCAAAACCAGCACGAAAAGGAGCGTCATGATGACGACCGTTAAAACCACCGCTGAACTCCATGCCGCCATCGAAGCGGGTACCGACCCAAAAGCATTCAGATTGCGGCCGCTGAAAGTGTCGATACCGACAAAATCCGAGCCGAAGCTGCTGACGCTGAGCGGGCGCGCTGCAAAGGCATTCTTGACCTGGCATCGCCAGGCTTCGAGAAAGAAGTGGCCACCGCCATTGATGAAGGAACCAGTGTCGAAGCCACGGGATTGGCGCTGTTCAAAGCCGCTCAGGATCGCGGAATCAGTTTGCAGTCTATGCGAGCGGACGGGCAGGGCGCGCCTTCGGCTACACCGCCGAAAGATGACACCGAAGCAACCGAGCGTGCCGAAGGGTCAATGCCATCACCGCTCGCTGGAAGTGATCTCTCGCCAACCGCAAGCCAATACCATTGATCGTTAAAGAGGATTTCATCATGGCTGGAATGACCGCCAAACCCCACCCACAAGCCGCCGCGTTGCTGGCAGGTGATTTCCGCGCCGCTTCATGACAATCACCGTTGCCGCTGGCCAAGTTCAGCCAGCGGGTGCCGTGATGGGGAAGTGACTGCGGATGAGAAATACATCTTGTCTGCCTCAGCCGCTGAAGACGGAAGCGCAACACCGAGCGTCATTCTGTGGGAAGACGTCGACGCGACGGATGGCGATGTAGAAGCCGAAGCGCTGATGTGTGGTGACGTGCGCGGTGACAAGCTCACCCTTGGCACTGGTCACACCGTCGCTTCAGTACGCAAATCGCTGCGTAACGTTTCCCTATTCGTTCGATAAGCCCGCCGCTAGGGGCAGCCAGGCCCTTCATCGTAGATATAACCCAGGAGAAAACCATGGACTTGTTTGAACCCCGCACAATGCTTGAGGCGGTTGAGCAGATGAAGCGCGCCCGGCGTTTCCTTGGCACAACCTTCTTCGGTGCTAACCCAGTCAACTCTGTGACGCAGCACGTTGACATCGACATCCTCAAAGGCCAGCGCAAAATGGCGCCGTTTGTTCGCCCTAATCGCCCTGGCAAAGTGGTTGATCGTACCGGTAGCGTTATGCGCAGCTATCAGCCGCCTTATATCAAGCCCAAGCTGGAAACTAACGCAGGTCAGCTGCTTGGCCATCGCCAGCCAGGTGAGCAAATCTATTCTGGCCGCACGCCGCTTCAACGGGCGGGGGATCAGCTGGCGCGGGACATGGAAGATCTAGATGACCAAATCAACCGCCGCGAAGAGTGGATGGTGGCGCAAGCCTTGACCAGCGGCCAAGTGGAAGTGGTGGGTGATGGTGTGGATGACATCATTGATTATCAGATGGCTGCCAGCCACCAGGTCACTGAATCCGTGCTGTGGACGGAAGCCACCGCCGACCCGATTGCCGACCTGCGCAAGTACAAGCGCCGCATTGCCAAAGACAGCGGCCGAACTGCCAATGCGGCCGTGATGAGCGCCGAGGCTGCTGACGCCTTCTTGGATAGTGAATCCGTCATCAAGAAGCTCAACACCCGGCGCATCGATCTGGGCATGATTCGCCCGGAAGAGCTGCCGGATGGGGTTACCTACCTGGGTTACCTCAACGATCCTGGTGTTGATCTCTTCTCCTACGAAGAGTGGTACCTCGATCCGGAGGGTAATGAGCAACCAATGATCCCCGCAGGTGGTTTAGTCATGGGGCCCACCTCCAGCCGCTGCGGCATGCTGTACGCGGCCATTCAGGATATGGAAGCCATTGAAGGTGGCATGTTCGACGTGGCGCGCTACCCGAAAAGCTGGATCGAGAAAGACCCCAGCGTGCGCTGGCTCATGATGCAGGCAGCCCTCTGCCAGGCTTCCATGAACCGGACGCCTTCGTTTACGCCAAGGTCGCATAACCGCCCCGCTAAAATGCGGGGTTTTTTATGCCCCATCGACTAACAGGAGGCCGCCATGGCTAAACAATACGTGGTAATCCGCGGACAAATTGAAAAGGGCAATGAGGTGTTGGCCAAGCTTGGACAGCCCTATAAGCCTAAAATAAACCCGAAGAGGATCGCTTGGTGAAGGCGGGCGTGATTGGGGACGCCCCAGGCTCACAGAAAGCAGCCGAGCCTGACACCGACCCTTCAGCCAACCAGGGCGCGGGCGGTGCGTGATGAGCGTCTTTGACGACGAAGTGCGAGAAGGCACGCGGGAAATACTGGTGGAAGCCGGTGATCCGGCGTCCTTCGCCGCGCTGAATGCCGACCCTGTGCCTGTCACCGTCATGCTCGATCGAGACGTGGAGCGCACGGTGGCAGGTATGCAAGGCGTCATTATGGAAGCCCGTACCGAGTTAACCGGCTACACCAGTGAACTCGGTGCGGGTGCCCGTGGCGATGTAGTGACGCTGAACGGCAGGGTTGGCGGCTGGCCCAAAAGGCCCGCGACGACGGCTACCTGGTGACCTGGATTGTGACCCCGGAGCGAACATGAGCCAAACCACTCCCATCAAGATAACGGTGGATAAGCAGGCGATCCGCCGTATCGAAAGCGACTTGATGCACATAAAGCATGGTGCACCACGCGCCATGAGCCGCGCGATTAACCACACGTTAGGCGTCACCCGTACCGAGGCCAGCAAAGAGATCCGTAAGCAGGTGAAGCTCAAAGCGGGCTACGTGCGTGACAAGCTGACCGTTAAACGGGCCACCGTTAATAGCTTGAACGGCGCAATCCGGACGCCAACGCGGGGCACGCTGCTGACGCGCTACCCACACCGAGCTTATAAAGAGGGCGGGGCTGGCGTTCAGGTGAAGCCAAGCGGTGGCAAAAGCGTATGCCTGGCGCCTTCTTTATCCGCTTCGCCAACGGCGTACAGGCGATTGCTATTCGCACCCAATACGGCCCTGGCCTGGGGCGCAGTGAAGGCATCAAAGTGCTTTACGGCCCTCTACCAGCCAGGTGTTTAGCGATGTCAAAGACGACCTGCAGGCGCCCAGCGGCAACCGCTTAATGCAGCGCATGGGTTATGAAGCAGAACGACTACTTAAGCAGCAGTGATATGCCCCTATCAGAGAGCAGATCATCGCAGCCCTGGCAGAGCGGCTAAGCGCAGAGCGGGCGAACAGCATTATCGACACCTTGCCCGCGCGAAGTCTTTGGGATGGCAGTGACGGCCTTGTGGAGCGCAACCGGTACGGCGGTGTGAGCGTGACCACGGAGGTAACGGTTGAAACCGTGCACCAGGCTGATCGCAACCACCGGCAATGGAGTACCCAGGGCAATACCATTCTGGCTGAACTGATTCATGAGGCTACTGGAGGCGATCGCACGCTGGGCGGGCTATGCGAGGACATCGCCTATACCGGCGGTACGATCTATTACCCCGAAGAGGGCAGCGACATTATCGGCGTGGATCTAGTGCTTGCCGTGCGCTGGTCGCATGCCGTGGGTGATCCTTACTCCCAGTAGTACCTGTAATTCTGATATTGCCCGCCGCGTGCGGGTTTTTTTTATGCCCGCGTGCCGGGCTTTTATCCAAGCAACATAGGAGGGCGCCCCGTGGCGATTACCGACAACCCTAAACTGGAATATGAGTCCGGCCAATCCTTTAACGATTGGGAACATCTATCCGACATGGGCGATGCCACCATCTTTGAAGCAACGTTCGCCCCTGGAGCGGCCGCGCTGGCTTTGAAGCGGAGGTTCGCCCCTGGGGCTGGCGACCGGTGGGCAGATCCGCGCCGGTACTGGCAATGATAATGTGACTGTGGCCGCGTTAACGGCTTACATGCCGACCGCTACCGGTGCCGCCAGCGATGGCCTTGTACATGTGGCCAGTGCGGATGTGGCCATCGAGCGTGCTTCCACTGAAACCCATGTGATTACCAGCATTACGGTGGATAACAGCGGCGCGCTGGTGGCCGTGGCTGGCGCCGAGGGCGCTACCTTCAGCGAACAACGGGGCGAGCCGGGTGGGCCAGCGTTCATTCCCGTGGATTCTGTTGAGATTGGCCAAGTGCGCCTTGGCAGCAGCAGCGCTGCCCCGTGAATGATACTGACATTTACCAAGTCGTCGGCAACCACCAGGAGCGTTACGACAGCCCTGTTTGGCAAACCGACCCCGCCAGTGGGGAAGTCCACTTCGCAGCAGAACTGCCCAAGATCCATACGGGTAACCTGCCGAAGCGCGTTAGCGTGAGAGGTTACACGCCGATCTTTGCCGAAATTCCCCGGGCCAGTGACTGGGTGCCCGCGGAAACCTCCCACTCCACTAACTCAACGCAGATCTATAACGGCACGCTGGGCAGCGTTTCGCAAACGCTTGGGCAAGCGAGCTTCACCTATTACGGCGAAGGGGATGCCACTGATCCGCTGGTTCGACTTAAAAACAATCGGCTGTGGTTTCGCTGGTACCAGAACCGCCACCGGGCACCGTTCTCGCTGACTCAAGGCATTCTCGGTATAGGGCGCACGTATCCGGCAGGCGATCACGTGAATATCAGCTGCACCGTATCGGCTGAACAAGCCACCGTCGATTTTGAAGGCTAAGCGTTTCGTCATAGAGCCTGCCACGGCAGGCTTTCATAGCTTTCAAAACAGCACTTGTTTGAGGTGATGCCATGGAATTTGATGTAAACCGCTTCACCGGGGCCAGCTTTAAGCGCCGTGAAGAGGATGTGCCGGTGCCCGACCTGCGTGATTGGTTCAAAGGCGTCAAAGAGGGTGAGGCACCTACTTGGCGCGTGCGCGGCTTGAGCGGGGCGGAGTTGGCCAGCGTTAATGAAGCCCAGGCCCGCAACCGTAATCGAAACGCCATCGCGGAAGGGCTGCTATCTCAGAAAGATGCCAAGGTGACCGATGCCGTGCGTGAATTGATCGGTGCCGGTGACAGCGTGCCGGATGACCTGGCGCGGCGTATTGAAATGCTGGTGATGGGTAGTGTTAAGCCAGAGTGCAGCCACCAGCTGGCAGTCAAACTGGCGGAAGCCTTTCCAATAGAGTTCTGGGAACTAACCACCAAAATCACTCAGCTGACCGGCCTTGGCAGCGAGCCGGGAAAGCCGAAGCGCTCTTCAGGCAGCCCGATATCCAAATCGCCCTCCAACTCTGCGACCTGAAGGGCGAATTTCTATTCCGAGTACGACCTGACCTGTTCCCGCTGGCGATGCTGACGGAGCTGGAGTGCGATCTTTGGGGGATGTATTTCGAGCAGCGGAAGAATAAATAATGTGCTAGGTTTAATGAGGAATATTGCTGGGAACGGCTATGTGTGGCTTAAGGGTGGCGAGTTTGGTGGCGTCACTTGTGCTTCCCTTGGTAGCGCAGGGCAGATATTCAAGTGCATTGATGATACCGAGCATGTGACGTATCAGGATTTTGTGTGCCCGGTAGGAAGTGAAGAAGTTCGGCTGTACTTTAACTTTGGAAGGCTGGAGGAGGCACCAGACACCTCTCAGGTAATACCGGTGCAAGATTTGCTGCCAATAGGCTCTGCAGAGCTACAGGCAAAACTGCTGATTGCCAGGCATCAATTTGAAAACCTTCGCCTGTTGGCCGAGCGGTGCGATACGGATTTAGAGCGCTCCCCAGATGAAATGTTATGTTTTGATATGCAAACGCGCTATCAATTACTGCAGCCAGGATTTATGCACTTTCTCCAGTTAGACCCTCAAGATTTGCCAAACCAGCAAGCACAAGAGTTGCTTACAGGTGGGGTGCGTGATCTTGAGTACGTGAATAACGTTTACCAGAGACTTAACCACGAGTATTACGACAGATAGCGAATACCGCAAAGTTTAGAAAGCTCAACCCGCCAGGATCCGGCGGGTTTTTATGCCTGCAATTTAAGAGAGGTGGCCGATGGCTGACCTGGAACGATCCGTTGCCATCATCTTTGAAGGCGTTGACCAGATGGGCGCCGGGGTCGATAGCGCCACAAAACGCCTGGATAGCATCGTTGGTTCCGCCCAAGGCGTTGTTGATCCTATCGCTAATGCAACTGCGGGCATTCTCAAGTTTGAAGCTGCTCTGGTGGCAGGCGGTGTGGCGGTAACCAGCTTAGCCGTCAAAATGGCGGGTGACTTCGATGCCCAGTTCAAAGAAGCCACCACGCTGGTGGATGACACCGGCGAAAGCCTCGATAAGCTGCGGGGCGATATTCTGGCCTATGGCCGCGATAGCACCCAGTCGTATGAGCAGATCAACGCTTCAGTGTATGGCGCGATTTCCGCTGGCGTGGAGTACACACAATCACTGGATGCCGTGCGCCAGGCTGAGCAATTGGCGGTGGCCGGTAAGGGCGATCTTGATAGCTCTCTGACGGTGCTGGTGTCTACGCTGAATGCTTACGGCGATGGCATGGATCAGGCCGAGCGCTATAGCGATCTGTTGTTCCAAACCGTGCGCAGCGGCCAGACTACGCTACCTGAGTTAAGCGCTTCACTTGCCCAGGTGACCAAAACCGCTAGCTCAGGCGGGGTTGAGTTTGATGTTCTCTCTGCTGCTATTGCGACCATCACCGCGTCGGGCGCACCCACCAGCCAAGCCATTACCCAGATCCGCGCGGCCATTTCCTCCATTATCAGTCCGACTCAGGGCGCGTTGAAGTACGCCGAAGAGCTAGGTATTGAGTTCGGTGCAACCGCTCTTCAGAGCAAGGGCCTTGAAGGCGTACTGCGTGAAGTAGAAGAGGCCACCGGCGGCAACGTCGAAAGCATGGCGAAGCTGTTTTCCGGTAGCGAAGCACTCAACGGCGCGCTGGGGTTAACCGGTACCGGCGCGCAACGCTTTGCCGACAACCTGGACGCCATGGCGAACAGCGCGGGCGCCACGGAAGTGGCCTACGCGAAGATGGCGGACACCGTAGAGAACAATAATCAGCGAATCGCTAACGCTTTTCAAAGCACGCTGATTGCCATTGGTGACCCGCTACTGAATGAATTTGGCGGGATCCAGCAGGCCATTGCAGCGATCTTTAACAGCATCGGCGCCAGCGTCAGCGATGGCCAGCTGCAGGAGTTTGTCGGCTTAATCGAAGGGGTAATGGGCTCCCTTGAGCAATCTCTACTCGATGTCGCGGAAAAACTTCCCGAAGCCTTAGAGGCCGCCGATCTATCAGGCTTCGTGGGTGGTTTTGAGGCCGTGCGCGATGCGGTGGCGGGATTGTTCGATAACGCTGATTTAAGCACCGCAGAAGGCTTGGTGAGCGTTATTGAGACGCTGGGCAGCGGCGTTAAGTTGCTGGGCGAATTCACTGCTGGCGCGATCGAGCAGCTTGTTCCCTTTATGGAAACCCTGGCTGAATTAGTGCAGTGGGTGACTAAGCTGGATCCTGATATGGTGGCGCTGGGTGGTGCTATTGGCGGCGTATCCGTGGCGGCGTCCGGCATCCTTGCGGGGCTTGGCGGGTTGGTAACACTGCTGAAGGCGCTAGGTGGATCCAGTGGCGCGGTGCCGGTGGCCACCCGGGCAGTGGGTGGGTTATTGACGAATCTCGGCAAGTTTGCCGGGCCTGGCGGGTAGCCGTGCTCGCCTACCAGGCCATTGACGATATGCACGCGCGCCTAAAGGCGTTCAATGAAGAGCCGATCAATCTATCGGAAAAATCGAGCGTGACCTGACCGACATTGAGAATATTCAAGGCGATGAATTTTCACTCTTCAATATCGAAAACCTCGCCGCCGGGTATGAATCACTACGCCAGTATTTTGGCTGGGGTGATGAAGCGTCAGCCGACTTTGAGCAGCTATCCGATGCGGCGATAGCCGCCGCAGTAGAGGTCGCCAGCGCCGCGGGCAGCATTGGCGGCAAAAGCGCGGAAGACGTAAAGCGCATTAGTGACGCCGCCGTTAACGCGGCGTTAGAGGTGGCCACCGCTGGAAATCAGCTAAGAGACGGCCTTGCAGCGATCGATAGCCCCTTGGTTGATCAGATTGCGGATCTACCCTCCGACGCGGCGGCGGCATTGAGTAGCGGCGAAGCGTCGATTGTTGCCACCAGCGAAGAGATCCGCGACGCACTTACCCGCGTGCAAGACGCCTTCAACCAGGGCGACATCAATGAACAGCAGTATCGCAGCCTAACGGCCGCGCTGTTGGAGCTTAAAGAGGGCAGTGAACAAGCGGCGCAAGGCCAGGAGGCGCTGACTGGCGAGGTGTTGAGCAGCGAAGAGGCGATACTCAAGGCACGCCAGGCCGTGCTAGATCAATCCCTCGCTCTGGAAGAACTGGCCAGCAATGAGCGCATCAAGAACATGGAGTTCGCGGTTGATTTTAAAATCGCCCAGATGCAAACGGATGCTCAAAAGTTGAGGCGATTCTAAATGCGACCAGCACCACTATTTCCAGTACGGCGGACGCCGCCGCCAGCATGTTCGATACGTTGGGCAGCGGCGATCTGAGTTTTATTGACCAGTGGGCAGCTCGTGATGCTATCGACCAGCAGATGAAGATCCAAGAGGAGGCCGCTGCTCAGCAGGGAAAATTAATTGATGCGCAAGTAGCGCAAATGCGCGCCCGCACTCAGGCGCTGCAAAGGGGCGATGGGCTGATCAAGATCAGCTCGGATGGCCTGGAGCCTGCGCTGGAGATGATTATGTGGCAGGTGCTGGAAAAATTCAGATGCGCGCCAATGCCGAAGGCGCCGAGTTCCTGCTGGGCCTTTAAGCCCTTCTAACGCTTAGACCTTCACGTTAAACCCTTCTGGCGAGACCTCCTATGTACCTAATTGGATTAGCCGCGCGTGGCTATGACCCGCGTGGGGCCATGCTGTTGCCGCATCGCGCGGGCACCACGCTGGTGATGTTAGCCGCCGCGTGAGCCGGGTCAGCACACTGGATGGCGGCGTAGCGGTCACCAATCGCGGCCATAGCCCTGGCGATCGCACCGTCACGCTGTCGTTTAGCGGCTTGCCCCGTGAGCTTGTGGAGCAGGCTCGCCGAATGGTGCGTCTCCACGCCCGGGTCACGCTGTCCATTCCCGATGGCTGCTTTATCGGCGTGCCCAGCGAGTACGCGGAGCGCCGCCAGGAGCTGACGATATTAATTGCCGAGGAGGCGTGACATGCGCTTTGGATTCCTGAATAACTTCGCTGCGCAGCTGGCGGCACCGGTGACGGATGACGCGACCGAGATTGAGCTTTCAGCAGGTGCTGAACAAATTGCCGAAGCCCTGGAAAATGCGGATGCCTTGGCACTAACGCTGTTTGTTCGAGATACCCAGGGAATGAAACCAAGCGCGAAGTGGTTTATGCCACTGCAGTGGCTGAGAGCGTGGTCACCGTCGAGCGTGAACAAGAGGGCACCACTGCCGCAGCGTTTACAGCGGGAGACGGTGTTGAGTCCCGATTAACGGCCGCCCCTCCAACAAATGCTGCAAGGATTTGCGGGCACTATGCCGAAAGGTATTGCAGGCGCGATTGCACTCGGCGGTGCCTATGAAAAGAAAACGAAGCGTTTGACCCTGCCCAAGCGTTGGCGCTGGGGCACTGGCCCTGGGCAGTGGAACCTATGCGACCAGCGATGCCGCCGTCGCGATAGGTAGCAAGATGTACGCTGCGCTGGCATCGGGTGGTGCCCCGGTGCTGGTGAGCGCTGCACAGGCCTATGGCGCCGGTGCCGTGGCTATTGGCCCTGGTGCTCAGGCTAATACCGCGCTGGGGGTAGCCATCGGTAATGGCGCTGAAGCCAATGCTTTACGGACGCTTGCCTTAGCGGGTGGGAGTGCTTATGGAGAGGAGCATCTCGATTGGCGCGGGGAGCCAAAGCTACGGTGAAGCCACCATAGCACTGGGGCTGGTAGTGCTTACGGTGAATCGACCATCGCCCTAGGCAACGAAGCATACGGCTCTGGGCTAATGTCGCTGGCTATTTTGGCAGTGCTAGCGCTGACTATGCGGCTGCGATCGGAGAGGGTAGCAGTGTGACCGGTGACGCCTCTGTTGCCGTGGGAGAGCTGCACAAGTAAACGCCGACCAAGCGCTGGCTCTTGGGTATGGAGCGACGGTAAACACTGAGGGAGGCACTGCCGTTGGCCGAAATGCTGATGTCAGCAGCCCCAAGTCGTCAGCCTTTGGTGATGGCGCCATGGCCCAGCCGCCGGGCGTGACCGCGTTAGGCACCGGCGCTCAAGGGCTTGCACCTGAAACCGTCGCTGCTGGCCTGGAAGCCACCGCACAAGCGCCTTACAGCATTGCACTTGGCCGCGGTGCAGCCGCTGCGATCACTGGCGGTTTGGCAATCAACGCCGTCAGCTACCTTCCCGCGACCTATGACCAGACGGGGAGTTTGCAGGGCCACCCCGACCGCTTCACGACAAGCGGCCATGCAGGTGGTGGTCGCTACTGAGTCCTTGACCTTACCGACAGCGCGGCAGTGACCACACTCTCTCTACCTAACAACACCATGCTGTTTCCCGACGCTTTTGACCTGGTTATCACTGATGCAGACAGTGCTGGGGAGTGCCAGAAATCCAGATTGGGCCCGACGACACTGCCCCAGCTGACTACTTGGCAGCCACCGCCATCAATAAAACGGCTATAGGCGAGCGTGAGAGGTTTGAGCCTCTTATAAGCGACGGCGTTACAACGCTACGTGTCTCGGTGGTCGCTGCCGGTACCGGAACGCTGTCAGCCAAAGTGGTGGTGCGCGGCTACGTCATGGAGATTTAACCCATGCTGAACAGCGATCCGCTCAATAGCCGTGCGCTGGGTTCACCCATGCCGCCAGAGGGCGGGATTGACTGTGTACCGATCATTAAACGGCTCCCCGGTAGCGTGCTGAATAGCTCGCCATTAGGCAGCTGGGCACTGAACGGCAGCGGCGGCACCATCGTCATCGGCTGCGATGATGGCCCTCAAGGTGCGCTGTTTGATCCATTGGAGCGGGTGGAGGTGTATCTGCTGCTGATCGGTGAGTTGCGCGTGCCCATGTCATCGTTCCAAGCGACCATGCGGCGCACCGGTAAATCCTTCCTGCAAGCCATTGTGCCCGCGGGTGACAGCGTATTGCCCGCCCTGGAGTATGGCGCACTGATGCAGGTGCAGCTGGGTTACTACTATCCCAGCGCTGATGAGTACGACGGCCTGGAAACCATCGCTCTGGCACCACTGGAACAAATTAGAAGCGATGAAGGCCCGACGCGTTTCACGCTAACGCTCAGTGGCTACGGTGACTTCCGCAAGCCGATCCCCGAGAACGCACATTGCAGGGCGTACAGACCCGGTCGATCAATCAAGGCGCCCGGCGTGTGCGCTGTAACGTCGATCTGCTGTTACGGCCTGACAACTACGCGGTTGATACCAACGGTGAGAGTTTCCGCGTGGGGCAGATCCAGTATTTTGTAAATGACACCAGCGCGGCCATGGAAGTGATCGAGGTGAGCAATGGGTAAGGCGCGGATACTTGAAGCACATGGTGAAGGGCGCTACACGATAGAGATTATCGAAGCCCGTGAGCGTGCGGAGTTTGCAAAGCAGGAAGCCGAAGCGCGGATTCAAACGCTGAGAAGTGAAATCCTCTCCTGGAACAACGCATCACATCCGCGCAGGCCGCAGTTATCAAAGCCGCTGTCGCGCAGGATGCTGCCATTAACCAGTACCAGGAGGAAATGCAGGAGGCAGGGGAGTCCAGCGTTAACCTTGAAGCCTTTGCCGGTAAGCTGCTAGAGGCCGTTAGCCAACGGGATGCATTGCGAGCGGAGCTACGCAGCAAGGAGCTACGCATTGCCGCCGATGAAGCCCTGGTAGCTCGTGTCAATGCGCTACCACCGTTGCGCCAGGTGCAGGCCTGGTGTGCGGATTTCACGGAAGACTTGAGCGGTGAAGTCGCCACGGCGGAAGTACCCGGTGAAATAGGCAACGTTATTATCAAGCCTGGCTTTGAAGGTAACGCCTGGAGCGCCACGGAAGATGGCATCATGCAGCCCACACTGGCCAGTACTCCGGCCGCTACCTTCTACAACCTGGCTATGTTGCCCGGCTGGCAGAAGTGGCGGCCGACTTTCCGCATAGCCACCATTACCAGCCTGCAGGATGATACCTGCTCGATCAGTCTGGATGCGACCACCAGTAGCCAGCAGGGGCTGGGCGTTAATGCGCGTGCGAGCTATAGCAATGTGCCGATCCTGTACATGGACTGCAACGGTAGTGCCTTTGAAGTGGGCGATCAGGTGTTGGTGGCCTTTGCGGGGAATGTGGAAGGGCCAACGGTGGTGGGGTTTGAGCAGGCGCCGAAGGCATGCGATGGAATGGTTTATATAACAACCTCAACAGAGCAGTGGGATAAGCCTGCCGTAAATTATGCGCTGGCTGAGTATTATGAGCACAGCTGGTTGGATCCGGATGTATTTGGCTTACCTGTTGCGTCTGGCAGCTACCAAATACACAAGCAGTTAGTTCGCGATAACCTAGAAGCTAGCGTGGCTATTACTCACGACGACAGCTGGGCCTTCACACACTCTATAACTACCCGTGAATCTGGCCTAGTAGTAGAAAGGCGAACCAACACTTGGTCGATCTCGCATGAGTGCCATGTATCTGGAAAAATTAAGCACTTTGGCAGGGATGTGCCGATTCAATATTTGGCGACGCTAAACAAAAACTTTTCTGTGAGCCGAGATGGCTATGAGCCGACAGATCCTAGTTTTTGGTCGCCCGAAGACTCTTTATCAAGGGTTTGTGGGTGGATGATGGAAGTCAATCCCAGCGAGCCATTCTTAGATATGCACGAAGCTTTCACACTGGGGGCTATGCTATAGATCTGAAGAAGATTAGTGACTATATAACAACATCTTACTCCAGTTATAGCGAATGGATCACGTACTACCCCGTATTTTCTATCGTGACTATGAATGGCTTTTTGCTGATCTAAATCTCAGGGCCACACCAAGCCATTCAATATTCTACTACCCGACATGGTTAGCTTTAAGCACGAAGAGTTATCCGGCCTAACGATGGTTTTTTCTTCTACAGGGCGGCCTACTTATGGTAGAGGCTCAGACTACTATTTACGTTTTGGTAAATTCGTGCCGTATTGGGATAAAATACGCTCTAACACAAACATTAGGCTAAGCGATTATGATCCTACTGGGTCAGAAAGGTGGGCACTTTCAAATAGGCTTACTGACGCCAAGCTCCATGTGTATGTAACGTTGATAGAGCAAGATGGTGAGTTTGCGCGTGCCCCAACACCGGGAGCGGTCATGGATTATTATAAAAGAAATAAAATACGCGGACGGCAGGAGGATATACATGTAGATATGCCCGTGAGCATTAGCGTGCAGTAGGCTAAAGTTGTATGCAGTTATAATAATAACTTTGCGTGGCCCACCTCGAGCACTCGGGTACTGATGACGCCAATAAAATGAACAGCCCTGTTGATGTAAGAAAAGGCTTACGAAAGCTGTAGCTGATATCTTAAATAATTATGCTGAATCCATTGCTATGCTTCAATTGTGACGCCAGGAACGCCGCTTTAAGCATGACGGACGTGGCACTCAAGGAAGATAGAGTAGCGAAAGGAGTCATGAGCGGCAGGGACGGTACATTCCCAGATTTTCTACACATTGGCCTATTACCATTTTTTTGGTCTGCATAGTGGGGTAGGAAGCTAAAATAAATTCGAAACGTTAAAAATTAAAGCGTGGATGTAAAGTATGATGTTGTGTAGCGCCTCCTAAGGAGGCGATTAATATGTATTAATCTTATAATCTTGGAAAGAGATTATTTTTTGAGTTGAACTTTTCTGTATATCAAATCATGACTATTTTCAAGGTATACAAGCGCTTTTGTTTTCAGACAGGGTTTAAAGCTGTCGAAGTATCCGTTATCTAACAGCATTTTAAACATATTGTAGTTTTTGACTATAATTGGATGCGATATAATTACGGCATCTGATCTCTCTGCCTCATCAAGGTTCTCTATATAATAAACTAAGCTTACGTATTGTGCAGCAATGGCTAGTAACTGTGGTTCTCCCTTCTTAGGGTGTTGCTATTAAAGAGTGCTTTAACTATAGGTATATTAGGGGCGTTGCCTATGGTCTGGTTGCTAATGGCTTCTATGTTTTCGTTAACAGATTGCAAGATGTAAAAGAAATTTTGTTTTGAATTGGATTTTTCTGTGAGTTTAACTTGTGTTGATAATGCATCGGAAGATCTTTGCATCTCTATTCGGGATAGTTGTAGTTCACTACGTTGAAGCCTTAATGTGTCCGCTAACATCCAAACTGTAGCCAATGCGAATGAAACGCCAGCTGTGCCAGCCATATAACTGCCAAACTGCCCCCATACTTCTGGAGACTTCGATAAAGGGAGTTTAAGGACAACAAAAACCACCCGAAATAAGCAGCTAAAGAAATGCCTACGGAAATTCCAGCTAGGATTAGTGCATTTAATACCCTTTCTTTCATGTTTTAACTCAGTCAATATCTAATAATGTTATGTGATCGCAATAGCAAGCTCACTCCAGCTCGTAGTATACCTCGGTGTGCGATGTTCGCAACGCAACTCCCATGCGTTCATCTTCCTCGGCATCCCCAGCCGCACTGTGTTTTTGCCATGCTCTCTATTGAGCATATCCAGCGTGGCCATCAGCCTTTCATTCTTGGCTCGCTTCTCATCACTGATTGGCTCAGCCAGCAGCCCCAACTGCTCATTATCGTGATCGCAGAGATCCATGAGCATGACACCGCATTTCTGGTACCGGATCCCTTCCTTAAATATTCTTTCCAATCCAGCCATCGCAGCCCGAACCAGTTCACGGCTATCGTCAGTCGGGTGGGGCAGTGGCACCACTAGGCTTTTACTGTAGCTAGGAAGGTCACTGCGAAATCGATTGGTACGCACGAACACCATTATTGCCTGAGCTAAACCTTGCTGCTTACGCAATTTCTCACCTGCCCGGGAGGTGTGCACGCGGATCGCTTCGTGCAAATCTACTTTATTGCTGGTGAGGCGCCCAAAGCTGCGGCTGACCATGATTTGCTGTTTCGGCTGTGTCATATCGTCAAGCGGGATACAGTCATCGCCGCGTAGCTCCCAGACGATGCGCTCCATGACTACCGAGAAGTGCTTTCGCAAGTGCTTTGGAGATGATTCGCGCAACTGCCAGGCTGTTTCAATTCCGAGGGTGCGGAGTCGAACAGCACTACGACCCGCCACTCCCCATATCTCGGTTACTGGTAATTGCTGAAGAAAGGCGCGTGTATCGTCGCTATCAGGATGCATGATAGCGACACCATCGAACCCTTTCTTTTTGGCCCGATGATTGGCGATCTTAGCGAGCGTTTTGCTGGTACTCAGACCAATGCTGATCGGAATGCCGGTATCCCTGCGCACCTGGTGCCGCATTGCCTGGCATCGCGCCTCAAGTGTGCCTGGATCGAACCCCCTCGAACGATAAAAACGATTCATCAATGCTATACACATCAACGTGCGGCGTGTGCTGGCTGAGAATGTCAGTGACGCGGCGGCTCATATCACCGTACAGCGCATAATTCGAGCTCAACAGAATGCACTGGCGACGAATATAAGGGTCTATCTGGTGTGCGGGCATGCCCATGGCTACACCAAGCTGTTTTATTTCAGCTGATCGCGCCACCACGCAGCCATCATTGTTAGACATCACGCCAACCGGCTGGCGTTCCAGTCTCGGGTTAAATACGCGCTCGCAGCTGACGTAAAATTATTGCAGTCGACCAGGGCGATCATGTTGAGAATCCCGGAGCCAGTGAGTGAATATTGTGGGTGACCACGCCCCACACTTGGCACTCTTTGCCCTCAAGCGGGATTGGGCGAAATTCGGGATTTGAGGCAATTAGGTAAGGGCGGTTGCCGATCTTGCCTAGCTTTTACACGTGAGCTCTCCATCAACACTCATAATCACGATATGGCCCGATTTAGGTTCAAGGGAGCGATCGACGATCAAGAGATCCCCATCGTAGATTCCGGCACCGGTCATCGATGTCCCCTTGGCGCGAAGGTAGTAGGTCGCGCTGGGGTGCTGCACGAGGTGATCGACAAGATCCAGCTCGGCTTCAAGGTAGTCATCTGCCGGGCTGGGAAAGCCGGTGCGCACCTCGCCTGCGGCTAGAGGCAATTTAAGCGGAGGAGAGGTGGTATCTACGCGTCCTAGTACCGAGAGATGCATACTCATGCCATGCTCTCCTCGGGATTCCATGTGATACGTATATGCTCAGCGTCGTCGTCAATGGGGTAAGCGTCACGTTCTCGACGGTGCCCAGGTCAGCAAGCATTTGTGCCCAATCTTCGGGGCTCTCATCTTCTCGGCGCTGGAGCTCGACACAGTGCTTTGACTGCGCTCCTGGGCTGCCGATCTCTTTCTGAACCCGCTTGACTAGCTGCTCGTATGATTTTGACATGAGCGTCTCCTTAAATAGCTGGTGATATATACAGTATTTAGGGCGAAGTATATCTACCTGATGAGCTGCTTGCCAGTAATGAACTTGCAGCCCTAGTAAAGTTAGCCTTAAAATAGGTACGTTGTGTTTTCGCAAGCCCGATTAGCAGTCACAGAGGTTGCAGATCAGGCGAAACGTTGGCGTACTACTGATTGCGAGTGTGATCGCAGCAGCCATTATTCCAGTGAACGTTCGCTAAGAGTTCGACTTGAGGCGTTTGATCAATGGATATTGGAAGCCAACGTGGGGCTTCCTACCCTATTGCTCAGGAAGCCAGTAAAGTTTGTTCAGCGGCCCGGAGCGTGAGTGCGGGATCGGAAGCACAAGATGCGCTGAGTTCAGGCGTTCTGCAAAATAACCACCCAGAACCGTTTAGTTTAGTTGGCTGGATAGGTAGCCTTACTTTATCGACGGTACTGAGCATTGCAGCGGTCTGGAATGTACTTAATGACAGTCCTCAAGCAGGCCTGGAAATGAGATACAAGGCGCATTCGATTATCATTAGCATTGAGGAAAGGCCCGTGAGTCATATGCTACAGGATTCGCAAGCCCGATTAGCAGTCACAGAGGTTGCAGATCAGGCGAAACGTTGGCCTACTACTGATTGCGAGTGTGATCGCAGCAGCCATTATTCCAGTGAACGTTCGCTAAGAGTTCGACTTGAGGCGTTTGATCAATGGATAGTGCCCGTCTATTCCCGCCTAAAGGGGTCTCAGGAGCATGGCGGGACAAGGGTGTGACGAAAAGTGCATTAGATATAACTGCCGATGTTCATAACCTTAGTAATGCTTGGCACAACCTATATTCCAAGACCTCAGTTAGAGGTAGATTAGTAACTGGGGTTGATAAAATTAGTATTTTGGATTTTAAAGCTGCAGAAAAGAAACCTTACTTTCAATCTCCAAAAGTATAAAAATAAAAACTATAAGTTTTCACCTTTAAGCCCTAAATTTGCTCCTAAAAGCGATGGGGGATTAGGGTTATATGCGTGCCTACTACTTTTGACAGGGTTGTTCAAAGGGCTTTAAGTAACACTTTATTTGATCTTGGTTATTCTTTGAATAATTCAGTTAACCATGGGTTTGTAAGAAAAAGTCAGTTAAAACAGCGATCAATAAAGCAATTCAGGTTAGAGGTGATAATCCCTGGGTCTTTAAGGTAGATATTGCCGCTTTTTCGATAAGCTGGATCGTGGGCTTCTAGTAAATAAGATTAAAAGAAATTAAGCACAGATCACTTCATGATATGCTTATTGAATCTGCTAGTCTTGAAATATCTGCTTATAAATCTGAAAAAGAAAAATATATGATTTAGGTATTGTGCAAGGTGTTGGGATAAGGCAGGGAATGCCTCTCTCTCCATTTTTGCTAATCTTTACTTGAAAGAATTTGACGAATTTGTAGAGCGTGAAGGGCTGTCAGTCATACGCTATGCAGATGATATAATTGGCTTTGAAAATAGTCAAAATGAGTGTTTAGAATCAAAGGAAAAGTGTGAAGCTAAACTTTTAAGTATTGGTTTAAGCATAAAAGATGAAAAACAGTGATAGCAAGTCCGAATGAAACGGTGAGTTTTCTTGGATTAGGGATTTCTTACCAAAATTCAGGATATAAGGCTATCGTGACAGATGTTCAACTTAAAAAATAGCAGAGAGAATTTCTCAATATTCTAATCTCGAATTTTGTGTGAGAAGGGGAGTAAATCTTAAGAATTTGTTAATAAGATTGGATCAGCTAGTCTACTCTTATGAAATAATTTATAGCGAAGCTTGTAATAGGTCTAGGCTTATAGATATTGTGAAAAGTTCTAAAGAGAAAGCACTAAAAGATCTTTTAGAAATAATTTCAATATAGATTATAATAAGTTAAGTAAAGATAAGAAAAATTCCTTGGTATGTATTCATTGTCATAATCGGCGCGTGGAGAGCCTTAATTTAGCTTGATTAGCTAATGTGAAATATAATTTAAGCATTAGAAGTGGCGAGAATATGGTTGCGAAAAAATTAAGTGCCTAATTTAGGGTGCCCCAAGGGTGCAAGCACCCTGGGGCGAAGGCTCAAATTCTTGTCAGCACATATAAAACGCCCACTGCAGCCGGTATTGCCAGCCACACTGGCATAGCAAGCATGAAGGCACCGAACAATGTGGCATATGCTACTGCCTTGGCATTGAGGCCTTCTGAGCGCGTTGTTGACGGGGTTTGCATAAAGCTTCCCTCCAAGCAACTCCCCAAGGCTCTTAGAGAGTCGGGAAGGGGGCCCAGACCTGCCGTCTGTTGGAGTTTAAAGGCAGTCGACCTTGGCGACGGCACCCGACTGCATAACAGAGCCTCACCCAACGAAGCGATGGTAACCTAAGCACACATATCAGCAAAGTAGATAAAGGTAGTGTGTTCAAAATGTGCCAAAGGCCTGCCCTGTAATGTGACTAGCTGCTGAAATATGAGAAATTCGGTGGTTTGTTACACACTGCGCCCAGCGTGTTATGTATTTTAAATCAACAGCTTAAGTGTGGATTGGCCTTGGGATATGGGTCTTGAAAACCGGCATAGGTTAATAGCCTATCCAGGGTTCGAATCCCTGTCCCTCCGCCACCTTATCTCGAAAAGCCCCTGATTATGTCAGGGGCTTTTTTAGTTTTTAGGCCATACGATTGCTGCCTAATAGCCCTTCCATAGAATGCACCGGTCTTTCAATGTGTTCAGAATGTGTCTGGGAATTCTGAATTACCTCTGCCTGGGCGTGGTACATACCTCGATTTCCTAATCTCATTAAGAGATCAGTCAGTGCTTCAGGGTGTTTTTCAGCGACTCGCAGCAGTGTCCGTGCAGTGCCGGTGGGCACGCGACGGCCTTGCTCCCAGCCGCGAAGGGTACCAGGGCTTACGTCCAGCAGCTTGGCAAACTCACCTTGAGAGAGCCCCATGCGATGGCGAATTTCTGCGGCCTTGGGTACTTCTACCTGTGTCTCACGAGCAGCTTTGCCTTGCTTCATTTGGCGTATGGAAGCCAGCAGCGTATTACCAAGCTCTTCACCGGTCATAAAGTCATCACTCCGCATCTTCAATCTCCTCTTTAATCTGCTTGAGAATGTGAGGGGATATTCCCACGTACTGATTTAGCGTATATCACCAATAGCCAAATCTTCCCATCCGGTAAGCAGTTGTAATGAATGACACGTACGCCGCCGCTTTTGCCTTTACCCTGTAGCTTCCAACGCACCTTTCGGCACCCACCCGATCCTGGAATAACATCACCAGCTTCAGGGTTGTTGGCTAACCACTCAAAGAAGGCTGTTCTTTCAGCTTCACTCCAAAGTGAGTCAGCACTGGCTTTAAAGATATCTGTTTCGGCGATCGTGTACATGAACTTATTGTGCGTCACTGACGTATAAATGGCAAATGTAAGTTTTCAGATGGGTACTAGCGAGGTGAAGTTCGTCGCTCGGCAAATGCTGGCTGTGCCTCAAGAGCAACGTAAAAGCGGGATTCAACCAGTGGGCAAAAGTGTTTACGCACATCACTCAAGAGAAGGTGAAAAGCGTGTGGGATCAAGTCGTTGACGAGATAAAACGCAACACCAAAGGCAACAAAACGCAACAGTTGAGCAACAACGCAACGGTAGGGGAAGTGATGCGATGTATCTCAGCACGACAGATGATCTTTGACGCGTATCACGAGCAGCGTGGCAGTGTGATGGCGTACGCGCAGGAGATAGCGCGGATGGGTGCGCAGGTTCAGACCACTCAGAGCAATAATAATGATTGGCGTATTGTGAATGGGCTTGAGGCGGGGCGGTGATCAGTGCCGTTGAGAATCAGCCTGTGCACTTAGCAGGGCTGGCCCGCTACTGTTTTGGGCCGTTTACCAAGGATGAGTTGGCTGGGGATAGAGAGAGGCTTCACACGGCATTAATGCAGGTCTCCATGACAATGCGTTTACCAGGGCAGGGGCAGAGTGAACGGCCACCAGCAGAAGCTGCGCGACAACTTCGCTGGATCGCGTCGGCAGCGATTCACCACCACGCTGAGACGACGTATCCCTATAACCGGTCGGGGCTGCGTAGTCCGCATAGGATTGCCGCTTGGATTAAGATGGAGCATGGGGCGGTAGATGTAGGGCGTTGGTCTCGCAGCGGGCGTGTTTGCTGGGGTGGCGTATGGGAGCAATTACTGGATACATTAGACCACTGGAGGGGCAGTCGCCGCTGGCACCAGTGGCTGCACTCATATTTAAAGCAGCGAGATTATTCAAGGCGAATCGGTATAAATGGAAACAATTCAAAGCATGATTGCTAATATGGATCCTGGAGCAAGGGGGGAATGCAGAAAAAGGCAGTTTAGGGTTAATGTTGGTCTATACATGGCGGGCGTATTAGTCCTTCTTTCATCTTTGGTGCCATTTTTATACTCACAACTCTATTTTATGGTAGGGATTCATTTCGACGAGCCTGGAGAGTTCATGAAAAGATCTGGCGCCACAATGTCAATTCTAGCAGTTGCTGCTGAGATCATTGCAGTGAGGTCAAGGGCTCGGTCGGATGTAGATAACGAATTTCCTCTATTCGAACCATATTCGACAGAGCTTGTGCGCAATGCTTCTAGAAGACCTGTGGAAATAACCACTATCGCAGTTTTTATCGTCGTCTTAATGGGGATCGCTATTAATTCGCATGGAGATATAATTTACTTCTTTGGTTCTTGGCCTTTGGTATGGCTTATCCCATTCATGATCATTCTTCCCATTACTTTATTTACCTGCTTCCTGATAAGGCGCAATAAAATTTTCAATGAACCATGGAAGAATGCAAAATTATATTGAGCTCCCTTGATTGAATTATAAGCTTTGAAAGCTTGCGTATTGGGCACGAACGAACCACAAAAATCCTATTGTCTATCCTTGCGCCTCAGTTTTGCTGAAGCGTTTTACTTCAGTGAACTGGTTAATTTTCATTAAGTGGTCTAGGCTGATAGTTCCCTCAGGGGGATTATTACACCATCAAACAAAGGAGCAGTTATGCCTACTACCGGCGAGAAACCAGGCAAAGGCACTTATACTTGCGATAATTGCGGTGACAATGTCGTTTTGGATGACCATACTGACACTTTACCGCCATGTCCAAGCTGCCACGGTACTGAATTTAGCTAAGTCATCTCAAAATGAGTGAAGGCCTGCTGGTAATCGGTGGGCCTTTTCTGTCTATGCTGCTTTCCTGTGAATTTCTGTAAATATGAGCCCACGCCCTCCCTACTAGCATGTGGTAGACATTTTAGATTAGGATCTATTAATTGATATTACATTGGTGCTGACTAATTTATTGGTTATGCTGGAATGCTAAGCATTTACTAAATGCAGGCGGCAGCAATGACAGATAAAACACAGTCGTACAAGGCCCATAATGACGGCCTTGACGACAAATTAGTTGATAAGCTTGTATCTCTAGGGAGGGGGGCGTCTGGCTTGATCCCAATGGTAGGAGGCCCCTTGGCCGAAATCATTGGGAACGTAATACCTGGCCAGCGAGCAGATCGTATTGCTAAATATTTACGTGCTCTCTGCGAGAGTAGAACAGCTCGAGACAACTGTTCAGAAAACTCTTTAGAATACCCAGAAAAGTTGACCTGATCGAGGAAGGTGGCTATCAAGCAGCCAGAGCTACTTCCAGCAAGCGTATAGAAATGATCGTTGAGGCTGTCTCAAGAGGGCTGACGCTAGACGATGCAGATTTAGTTCGCAGGAAGCGTTTGCTAACAATATTGGGCGAACTGGACGAAGACGAGTTAGTTTTACTCAATGCCCATGGTCGCGCATATGGACACTGTCATGATGATCCATTCTCCGATGTAAAACGTCCCCATCCGACGCATTTGAATTCAAGTATGGAAGACATAGAGCATGAACATCTCTATGAAAGCGGCCCCAATCATTTACTTCGCATGGGGCTATTAAGAAAAATTATGGCAACGTCAAGAGAGGCCAAGTACCTGATTTTGACCCAAGGGCAGGAGATTTTGCTCATAGTGTTGAAATTTCTCAGCTCGGTCGAATGCTACTTAAGGAAATTGGTATGCCTACTACGTTCGACATCGAGCAGGGGTATGCATAGCAGGTTGCAAAGCTCTTGCTCCTTGTGCCCGAAATAGCTAGTATATCCCCACTATCCAAATCTACGCCTCGGCATTGCCGAGGCGTTTTGCCATGAGGCCCTGCGAGTGCCGCCGCTGCTGCTGGAATATTTGAGAGAGCCTATTCAAGTAACTATTGCTCAGTCCAATGGAAGCGGGTTGGCTTCTCTTGCAACGATGTTTGAGGCGTGTTCGCCGCATTGCTGGGCGCATACGCAGCTTATTTTTTTGGCAACAAGAGTGAAAGGCGTAAGCTTAAGCAAGAAAAGCTTGAAGAGGTTTATGCAGTCACAGATAAGTTAAAAAATCTGTTGCAGTTTTCGCGGACGACTTTGCTTCTACCGTTAAATACAGTGAAGGTGAAAGCGTTTCAGTATTGCGATTCCCCGACAGTGCAAAGGCCCAGGATATGCAGGCCATAAGTAATAAGCTTGCTTTCCTGGTACAAGTTCACCTGTCGAAGAAAGAGGCATTAATTGAAAAGCTAATAGGGCAACTTGACCAGCTCTATATTGATACCAACCTTCACGCAAGTTCAGGATTTGAGAACAGGGCTAGCGCTACTAAATACTTTCAGTTTTTAGGCAGTTTAGTCAGCTCCATAAGCGTGACTCTTAACACTATTGCCAAAGCAGCGGTGGCTGAAGCTAAGCGTCTCTCGTAGATAACCTTCAAGCTCTGCCACCCGGTGGGCTTTTCACTTTCTACTGTCGTGAGACAGCAGGTGCCCCCATGCCCCGTATCACTCCCCAAGCCGCTGGCGGCAATAACGTCTGCGCGTTTCTCGATGTGTTGGCGTTTGTCGAGATCGGCAAGCCGATGCTGCAATACCCACGCACCGATGACGGTTACCGCGTCATTGTGGGTTCTATTCCTAGCAAGCTGATTCTGCTAGATGACTATGCCGATCATCCACGCCGAAGCGTGAAGGTACGTAAAGGCCTGTACTCAACAGCAGCAAGCCGGTACCAGCAGTTAAGCCGCTTTTGGCCTCATTACCGCAACCAGCTTGGCTTGCCTGACTCTGGGCCATTGAGCCAAGACCGTTGTGCTATTCAGCCAATTCGTGAACAGCGCCTTGACCCTTATTCAAGCGGGCGAGATTGCCGAGGCTATTCATCGGTGCCGGAATATCTGGGCGTCATTGCCAGGCGCAGGCTATGGCCAACATGA